GATTAACAGCCATTGTTCAGCCCTCCGATCACGAAATGCCAGTCGGGCCAGCGCCATTAGAGCGCCAAACCTCGTTGTTAAGGCCGACGATCACCTGCGGGAAGTTCGTGCTGGGATCGGTGCCGTTCGCGCCGGGCGGGGAGAAGTCGTAATCAACGATGACAAACGGCGAAGTTACCGCCGTCGCAACAGCGTCGAGATACGCGCCAGAGGTGCCAGTGGCAGCATTGCCGGCGCCCAGGTTGCAGGTGACATACCGGCCAATCGGCAGGCTAGAAATCACCGCAGGGGTCGCGCTGGCGTTGAAGAAGCTGGAACCAGTGGCCTGGACAATGAAGCGGGCATTCGGGTTGTCGATGATGTAAGCCTCGACATCCTGAAGAGTGTTCGCGTCGGAACCCGGCCAGTAGCGGCTCCAAACCACGCGCTTCTGCGAGACCGACAGATACTTGCAGCCGACAAAGATGCCAGCGCAGGCAACAGTGCCGCTGTAGGTGGCGTTCTGAGCGGCGGCATTGGTGATGTAGCCCGTCACAGAGCTAGTCACGGGGACCACCGGGTCGCCCCAGTAGATCGGATTGGTGTTCGACGGCGCAATGCGTCGAACAGACTGCGAAAAGGTCGGCGCAGCACCGGCGCCACCGTAATACTCAAGGAAACCAAAGGGAGCCGAAGTGTTCGGCATGGGATTGCTCCTCTGTGCTGGTTTGCTGTCGCGCGCCGAGGCGACTTAAACCGGGGGGATCAGAAAGCCTCCCACGCCGGGGGGAGGAGCGTCATGACCTATAGACAGAAAAAGGCAGAAGTAAAGGGGTTTTTACACCCCTCTACACATTTTCAATCATTAGGAATCGGAATGGCTTCATAGCCCTTCTTGATTTTGGCCTGAACCTCACGATGGTCGCGGCCAAATTGTCCATCAGGGCTCTGATTGAGAGATTGCTCCCTGATCTTAACCTGATCGCGAGCCTTCTTCTTCTCAGCGTTTTCAAATCGTTCGCTGATAACCTTCGGGCGAGCCATCAACACCATGCCATCACGCTCAATGACAGGGTAATTGCCGCTCGGCATCATGGTCGGGTGACGTTCCGTAGGCACGGGCTCCCATCCAGTGCGCGCCAGAGACACCTGATAGGCAGGGTCTTCCATGCCATAAACGGTCTTGCGCTTCCAATTGTAGTCCCAACCGTCAGGAATCATCCTTTGGTCAATATAGAACTTGTCACTGCCCTCATCGACGCTGCCACCGATGGCGCCCATAATCTCGGCGGCTCGCTTGGCAGCAAGTTCACGCGAGTTTTCAGGGCGAAGGGCAGGACGCTGGTCTGGACGACGCGGAACAGGCTGCGCAGCAGGCTCCGGGTCAATGCCTTGCTCTAATTCATTCACTGCCCTAGTGATGGCAGCAATATCATTTGGCACTTCAAGAGGAACATCACTGTCAATACTGATTGCAGACGGCCTAAGGCTAGGGCGACCGGGGCGCTGGGGCGAATAACCGCTCATTTTTGCTTCTCCTAATGAATTTTGCCAGCCTTGCGGAGTTCCACAAGGTTTTTGGCGTATTCAGTATCCGTCATGCCCATCATTTGGGCCATTTCGCGCTGTTCTGGCGTCAACCTGACGACATTGGAGCGCGTTCCAGCGGCAGTTCCGCTTCGACTGACCGGGGCCGCCGGCGGCATCGACTGACGCTGCGCACCGGATGACGCGGCAGACATGGGAGAATCAGCCGGAGATTCATATCGCTGCGACGAAATGCCCAAAATGCTCTCAATAGCTGAAAAATACTCGTCGGTGTCAGCCTTGATGTCGTCCGCAACGACCAGATCATGCGCCGCGATCATCTTCCGAGTCAGACGCGGATTGTGGACACACTCGGGATGGCGCCTAATCCAGTCAGCGGAACGCGGGGTAAGCGTCGCCACGAAGGCTTCGACGGGATCGGAAGGTGCCTGATAAACCGGAGGAGGCTCGCGCTTGGGGGCGGCTTCCATGCTGGCCTTGCCATTCTCCAACTGAAGGAGCTTGGCAATATTGGAGGACATGCCTTCCTGAATCTCGGCGGCCGATTCGTAGTCACCAGACGCCAGCGCCGCCCGGTAATTGCCCTTCAGGATGTCGTTCTCACGCCGCAGGGTGCCAATGGCGTTGTTGATGAGGTGGAGATTGCTATCCTCAACCTCACCACGGGCGCTGTGCGCCTGCTGGGCGGCCTCATTGGCGCGATGTTCAGCCTCCAGGCGAAGGCGCTTCTCTGCCTCAAGCTGGCGCCGCAGCGTCTCAATGCCATCTTCCGGCGCGATAACCGGACGAGGCTTCTCTTCCGCCTTCTCAACCTTGATTTCAGGCTCTTGAGCTACGGGGTCGGCGGGCTCAACAACAATATCAAGCTCTTCCTTGCTTCCTGACATGATCTAGCCCTCACCAAACTTGGTCGGGCTGATCGACGCGCCCGCGAATAGCATGATCGTCAATGATGCGGCAAAGAACGCCGTTGACAGTTACGCTCCAGCCATCAGAAGGGCGGAACAGAACCCAATCGTCTTCATTAATTTGAACGTCTGAAAACCACTGATTTTCTGGGTCAACAAAAGCAGTCGCACCCTTTTTAAGAACAAGACCAATCTTGCCCTGATACTTATCCTCATTTGTGGTTTGATCGGTAAGATAGATACCGCTTTTTGTCTTAGAGGGGCGGATATAAACCCCAACAAGAACCTGATTGTTGAAAATTTCAACCTTACTTAAATCGCCAACGTCACCCTTTAGCTTCTTCTTCGGGTCAACGTCGTGTTGCATTAGCATAAGCGTCACAAAAAACCTCCACTGTTACATTCTTTCGCATATAAAATTAGCCTCATCAATTATCGAAGATGATTCAATGAGACCTTGAATACGTCCCGCTGTTTTTTTGTAATCCTCCAACGACAAATGACCGGCGGCCATGTCATCTTTAAGAGCGTTCACACGCTCGTCAACCAATTTCTTGAATTGTTCAGCAAGTTTTTTGTTAAATGTGAGCATGCGATGATCTTTCAAGAGCTTGCGGTTGAGACGGAGGCATTGGGAGGGGCAATACCCCCGTCTCTACCGCAGCTATAGGCGCCCGCTACGGTAACTTAAGTCGGAAGAAGTGTTGGCTACTTCCGACGTTCAATCTCCGTCTTCTCCAGACGACCGAGGCCGCTGCCAGCGCCAGCATCCATGTCCTTGTAGGAGCGATAGACGCGGCCACCAGCCTTGCGGCCCATCGGCCCGGCAGGAGGCATCTGCGGAGGAGGCATCGGCATGCCGCCACCCATCGGGGGCATCGGCATCGGTGCAGCCACAGGAGGCATCACAGAGGCCTGACGAGGCATGACAGCCGGGGCGGCACCAGGACCGCCCAGACCGCCGGGCACGCCAGACTGACCCGCCGCGCCATCCACGGCAGGACGGCCCGCCGAGATGATGATGTTGACGTTCGTCTTGCCCTTGTTGGCGCGACCGCCAGTAGCGCGGGCCATGCGGCCACCATGCTGCGGACGCTCGCCGCCGATGTCGCCAATCTTGCCACCTTCGGCACGGCCAGAGACATCATCCTCGTAAATCGGCCTACGAGTATAGCGCGAGGCGCCATACGCGTTGTCCTTCTTGTCGCGGAAGCTAGAGGCAGCAGCGCCGCTCTTGAACTTGCCGACAACATCCCCCGTATGCCGATCAATGACATGATACATAGACGGGGACTTGATTTCAGAAGAACCACCTTCGGCCTTGCCCATCCTGCCGCCAGAGCACTTGTGGCACCGGCAGCCGGCGCCATGGTCGGCCTTGCCGCCGTCCTTGCGCTTGGCAGCCGCACGCTGAAGTTCGCGGAAACGGGCCACATCAGGCTCTTCCGGAGGCCGCGTGACCGAAGTTTGGCGCGCGGGCACCGGCTCTGTGCGGCCAGCAATCAAACTACCAGGGTCGTTTACTTCACCGCCATCAGCCCGGTTACGCAGAAGCGCGTGGATCATCGCGGCTTCACGCTTCTTGATCTTGCGACCGGAGCGATTGGAGCTACCAATGGCCTGATTGACAGCGTCTTCATTGTAACGCGGCCCCATATCAGGCTGCGGGCGAGGCATGCGACGCGCCGGAGGCATCGGCATGTTCTGTTCGTCAAAGATTTCGCCGCCATCCGCCTTGTGCTTGCGCATGGCCTTGTGGGCGCCTGCTTCGCCACCATGCTTCTTGCCGGTCAGCGCGGCACCCTTGACCATCTTCCTGACCAGGGCGCGGTCGGCAACAATGTCGTCGTGCTTAGGCGCGCCGCCATGCTTGTAGCCACCAACATGCGCCGTGCCGCCAGACCGCTCGCGATTGGCTTCCTTGCTGTCGCGGTTGATGTAGTTGTTGGGCGTCAGCGCCTTACCGCCGGCATTGCGCGGCTTGCGACCGGCGTGCTGATGCGCCTGCTCACCCTCAACGTGCAGCACCTTGCCGCCACGCTTGAAGGCGCGCTTGGAGACGGGGCGCATGCCAGTCTTGGCGCCGCTGTTCACCATCTCCGGGGGCGTCCACGACGAGGCGTCAACGTGCGCCTTCGGGTCGCCTGCGTCGCCCATACGCTTGGCCTTCGCCTTCATCGCCGCTCGCGCGGACTTGGCATCCTCAGACATTGGCAGAAGTCTCCATGGAGTTACGGGCGTCCCCGTGTGTGCTGACGACCGGGCAGCGCGGCGTGGCGAGTGAGGGATAAGGCGTGGTCGACAACGGAACCGCCACCCATTGGCAGACCAATTTCTGCCATGGCCTGGGCGAGAGGATGGTTGTGGGCAGGGTCTTCAATGGCACCGCCGGTAGCAGCATGGCGCATGGCGTTGATAACGTCTTGGTGCGTCGTCTGTTCGTCGCCGACCTTGTCCCAAACAGCATGGTGGGTAAGGTGCTGGTAGTATGGCTCCATGCCCTCAGGCGTTTTCAAGCCCATAGCCTCCTGCCGGGCAGCAAGGCGGTCGACAGCTTCACTGCCGGCGCGTGCGAGGGGTTTCTTGGCCTCTGAGGTAGGATTGCCGGTGTGCAGGACAATCTGACGCGCATCGAGCGTAGGCTGGTCTCCACGTCCAAGTAGAGACCCCATAAACCCAGCCTTTGCGCTGCCGATGCCATGAACGCCACCAATAAAATTGCGCCACTCTTCGGGACTGCTTTTGCTCTGCATCGCACGAGCAACCATATCAGACACAGCTTTCGCATGCTGAGGAAGGTTTTGGGCTGCCCACGGAAGTGCCTTTGCTTCAGTAGACAGACCAAATACCTTCATGACATTGGCAGCGTCTGCAATGGATTCGTGGTCGACAATACCCTGCTCGGCGGCGTCAAGATAACGGCGCCCCATAGGAGAATGCAGCCACTCACCAAAAGCCCCTTCAGGACGAACGCTGCCATTAAAATCATGAGGAATTGGCACGCCCGACGCGCGAGCCTTATCAGCAGACCTAGATTCGCGCTGAATGCTGGATCGAGTGATTGTATATGCCTTAATGAGGTCGCGAGGGGTTAAGCCATGCGTTGCGGCCCGACGCGCTGTCTCATCCATGAACTGGCCAAAGTTGACAACATGCGACGGGATTTCGCGTAAATCCCCAAGCTGTTCCTGCACTTCGCCAAGGGGTCGCCAATCCCATCCAGCCATCTTGCGGCTTTCAGGGTCTTTGTAGGCCTCGCCTCCATCCGCACGATGAATGCGACCACCACGGGCGGCAGCATCACTATCACCATAACCACCGCCAAGGGGGCCGGCAGCGGCAGCGGCAGCGGCTGCCATCTCGGCGGTGCCGCCGGTCGGAGCCCCACCGCCATTAGGGTGCCAACGGTCCCCACTGCCACCCTGGCCTTCCTCAAGAGGATTGTCTGGGAGATTGTAGGAGGACGCATTGAACGTCGGCGCGGGGATGGACGGGCCGATGTATTTCGATTCCAGAGGCTTACTTGACCCCGTGTAGGTGGTGGGGCGCGACGCCAGTATAGCCGCCATAGTGGCCTTGGACGGGGCGAGGTTCAGCGTTTCAGGCGACGGCAGGCCGGTGAAGGCGCCAGCAGCCGGGGCGAAGTTGATGGGGGCGCCAGTGGCCGAAGCAAAGCCAGCAGGACTGCCACCAAACGCATAGCCGCCACGGTTCATCATCTTGAGGGCGCGGTCGACAACGTTGCCGTGATCCCCCGCCACCCACGCATCAGGCGTCTGGTGATAGACGGACATCCAATCATCATGCAGCTTGCTCGGCGCGATGCCATGCTCATGGCTAATGCGCTTCATGATGCCATCAATAGCCGCATACTGCGTGCGCCCCTTCATGCTTCGCAGTTCATCGCGATGCATCTTCAGGAGGTGTTTTAGTTCTGCAACGGCAGGATTGTGCGGCGTGTGCTTTGTAATGTTACCACGATTAGGTAAATTCTTGTGGCGAGCAACATGAAGCGCCGCACGGGCGGCTTTCTTGGGATCAGCGGTCACTGCACGCCTCCGGGAGCGCGAGGGTTGCCCAGGCCGGGCAGAGGGCGTCGCCTGGAGGCGTCCAAGGCAGCCTGACGGCTCTGCACGCTCTCAAACGACGGACGCACCAGAGGCTCTACCAGAGCGGCGCTGTAGGGATGCACAGCGAGGTTCTGGGCGAGGTCCACAAGCTGAATGCGTTCCTTGGCCAGCTTGTCGTCCAACTGCGCGTCAACCTGCTCACCGGCAATACTGGCGTCGGTCTCGACCTTGTGCGCATCAAGCTGCGCCTTGGCCACGCCCAGGTGCGCGTCGGTCGACAGCTTCTGCATACCAATCTGGATATCGGCCTGCGCCTTCTGCGCCTTCGTCTGGGCGTCCAGCATGCGCGCCTGCGCCGTGATGTCCTTCGCCTTGGCGTCGGCCTGCATCTTCATCATCTCAGGCGGCGGCGCACCCTGCGCATTCGGCGGCGCCATGAACTGCGACGGATTGCTCCAGCCAATCGCCTGAAGGGCGGCAGTATCAACGGCAATCGGATCGTAGAGGCCGGGCTGGGCGGCCTGTAGCTGCTTCAGGGCCATGATCTTCATGAGGCGCTGCGCATGCGACGCGGTGTTGGGATCGGCCTGGGGCGTCAACTCATAGTTATTAAGGGCTTGCAGGAAGACCTGCTCATCCCACGGGTAAGCCGGCGCCCTGTTCCTCTGCCAAAAGCTCTCAGGATTGTCGCGGAAGCACTTAATAAGTAACCGGAACTCCTGCGCCTGAGCGGCATGCATGCGCTTGTGAACGCTATTGAGAATCTTGGCGGCCTGCTCGATCATGGCCAACGTCGTGCCGACTGGCGCGTCAGCGCGACCCTCGCCCGTCTGCATCTCGGACACGCCGCCAATGCGCTGCCCGGTCTGGGCGATGTTTTCAACCAACGACATCAGCGCAGGAGACGGGTCTTTGTAGGGCAGTGGCATGATCGCCTGATTGATCGGCAACCCGCCCGTCTTGACCAACGCGCCACCACCCGGCGGCACGCGGAAGATGTTGGTATTTTGGCGGGCGCCAACATCCGACATCAGGAAGCCGGGGAAGTTGGCATACATGCCGGCATCGAGCAGTTCACGCCACGCGGCTGTGATGGCGTTCGTCGTGTTGCCCAAAATATGCAGCAAACCAATGTCATAAAAACCAAAGCCGGGAATGAACGTATACTTGACGAACGTTTCCTTGGCTTCGGGCAGTTCGCTTTGGTCTTTGTCGTAATTCCTAGTGATAGAAAGAATGTTCTTGGACGATACATCAATCGTCACCCGATAAGGAATCTCAAGACCGCTCTGCTTGCCCTTGTGCTTGTGTTCAAAGCCCAGGATATCGAGTTCGCAGTAGCACTCGTAGATTTCGCGGTCACGGTCCTCTGGGCGATGGGCATCAACGCTAATGCCTTCAACGTCCTTCTTTTCTTGATCGAGCGAGTTTGTCTTTGCGGCGCTGGGCGTGCTGAGGTTGATATCCTGATAGACGCCCAGAATTTGCAGGCGCTTCACTGTGCTAGGCTTCATGTATACGCGATGCGTAATACGCTTGGCGTTTGCAAGATCAGTGGCGGTATTGTTTACGATCAAATCGTTGGCGTCTACGGTTTCGCTCACGGGGCGATTGCGTAGAGGGCAGTAATACACCTTCTTAAACTGCGTCCCTCCAAAGCCCAGCATCAACAGCATGCGGTCAGTGTCGGGGTAGTATTCGCTGGCAGTCACGGTCAGGTAGTGGTTGAGGTCACGCTCAAGGGCGTCGGCCAGACGGTCCTCAGCGGCCGTGGCGTCGTTGTCGTCGTTCCTGATCTTGACCGGCCCGTCAGTCGGAAGGAGTTCGGCGCGGGCATTGGCCTGGAAGCGCAGGACCGCCTCCAGCAGCAGAGGGTGACGAACGCGGCTGATGCCTTCGACCGGCGCGCCGTCTGCGCTGCCGCCAAGGCCAGGAATGTCCAGCTTCAGGCCGAGCAGGCGCACGCCATTGGCGCGATCCTCAACCCAGTCCTTGCGGCTGTCGATGTCGGCCTCGATGCTGCGGACGAGGTCGTCGGCAATGCGCGACAACTCTACAGCCTCAATGTCGTCAACGAGGTTGTCGAACCATCCACGCGGACCACGCGATGCCGCGCTCTCCAGAGGGCTGCCGTCGATGGAGACGGTGACGCTGCCGTCGCCATGCTCAATCGACAAGATGTTGCCTTTGGCGTCGGTCATGCCCTGGTCTGGCGCGTCCTCCGCGACCTCCACCATGATGTCGCCCTCCAGCAACTCAGCTTGAGGCGGGGCGGGCTGCCGCAGAGACGGGCTCAAACCAGGGACGAGCGGCATCGACTACCCTTTGCTTTCAGCCTCCAGGCGCCTGACGTCGATTGCAAATCGCCGCACAGCCTCTTGGCGAGCAATTGTATCACTCTTGGCTGATAGGGTATAGATCTTGACATAGTCAAGCGGTTCCTGGCCGACGACCTCAACTTCATATAAATTTAGGCCAGGGGCTCCGCCGTCGACGCCACGGATCAAATTGATAAAAACATCAGGCTCTTCAGTCATTTCTCACTAGACCTCATAAATTGACGATGCGACCGGCGACTGGTGGCGCATGGATTCTTGCATCTCGGCTTGCCACTCAGGCTCACGGACAAGCAGGCCACGGTCGCGGAAGTGCTTTACAGCCATAGAGACTGTATCCACAATATCGTCATTTTTGCCCTTGGGGAACACAGATACTTGCTGGATCACCATGTCGGCAAATGCGCGGTCAGGTGCGTAGATAATACCCTCTGCGAAGAGATGCTGTATGCTGTATAGGCGAGCGAGCTTGTCTAGTGTTTTGGGGTCATACATTTGCACACCCCAATCTTCGTGACTGTATAGGCGGCGAATCTCTTGCGCGACGCTATGGCCGGCGGCCTTGTTCTCGATCAGGAGCAGATCGACTTTAAGGCGGCGGCAGGTTTTGGCCACCTTTTCGACGAGGTCGTGTAGCTCCAGACGCTCCTGCCAGCCGTCCATAAGCATGAGCCTGGGCTGGTCGCCACGCGGCCCCTGAGGGCCTTTGTGCAGCACCTGGGCGGCTTGATCAAACATATTCATGGCGTCCTGCGTGTCGCGCCTCTGGCCGCCTCGTGTGGCGTAGGCGTCGATGCGCTGCGCCTGGGCGCCGCTGAACAGCCCCCAGACGGTCAGGGCGCTGAAGTCGTTCTCGGCCTTGATCGTGTAGGCGGTATCGAGCGAGGCGACGACATACTCCATAGGCGGGAACACGTTGGCCTCGTAGAGGCGCCACCACTCCCGTTTGATAACGCCACCGCCACGCGGCGTAGGCTCCTGCTGGAACTGGCCGGCTGTCGCGTATGGCCCCATGACGCGCTTGTCGCGGGCGACCACCTCAGCCGGGAAACGCTCAGGGAACAGCAACTCGCCGGCTTCCGTGCGAGGGTCTATGAACCCCAGCTTGGTCGGGAACGAACGCGCCGGGTCGAATTCCATCGGCAGCATGAGGTGATCGTATCCAAGCTGCTTATCCAGGATGATGCCGCTCACGTCCTCCTCATGGAGGCGCTGCATGATGATGACAATTGAAGATCGAATGGGATCATTCAAACGTGTTGGAATAGCTTCAAGAAATGTAGTGACTTCCGTCTGTCGCTGCGTTTCGGAAGCTGCTGAATCCACAGAATGTGGATCATCAATGATAACCCTGTCGCCCCTGATACCTGTCAAGCTAGTGATCGCAGTGGCAATACGAAAGCCACCAACGCTATTGACAAAATTCAGCTTCTCATTCTGATCCTTGGCCAGCTTGACGTTGTCGCCCCATCGGGCCTGATACCATTCAGACGTGATCAACTGCCGCATACGCCTGCTATCGCGAGCCGACAGATTCTCGACCTTGTGCGCCGCACAAACATATCGCAAGTGCGGCAGGTTGCACGGCCCCCACTCCCACGCGGGCCAAAACACATTGGTAATAAGAGACTTCATTGTCCCTGGCGGAACATTTACAAGAAGACGATTGTATGGCGTTCCGTCGTCTAACTCGTGGCCATCAGTAATCGCCTCAAGATGCTCGCAAATGGCGTCAATATGCCAACCATGCGTATATGGCTGCCCTGGCTCAACTATCGCCCACGCCATACGAATAAAAGCAACAAGGCTTTCTGCGGCCTCCGCCTTATCTAAGTCGATTAGAACCTTGTCAGCGTCAAGAACAAGATTGCCAACACGAACAAGCGTATTGCTCACTTCTTGGCCTTAGCCGCTACCATCACAGCACGCAATGCGTCGCGCTGCTCAGGCGAAAGGTCGCCAACATCAATCGTCGTCGCTTCCACCCTAATAGGCCCACCATCAGGACCAGACAGTTCCTGCTTTTGAGAATCAATCCAACCAGATGCAGAGCGACTACGATTACGCAAACCCAAACTAATAATCTGAGAGTTTCCAGGTGAACCATTAGCAGTGTTCATTGCCCTTTCTTCCCACCACGCAAGAGCCTTGATGCGCCCTTCGTGAATAGCTTGCGAAAACTCAAGGTGCTTTGCCTGCCAATCGTAGATACACCTATGTGGGATATCTAATTTAGCAGACGCAGCTTCAAGAGAATAACCTTGAGCCATAATCTCGATGATCTTATCGCAATACTCTGGCTTGTAATTAGTGGGGCGACCCATCTTGCGCTTAACTTCGCCTTCCTTATCTACTGCCATAATTTGCTCACATAAAAAAGGGCACCAGACGACAATTCGTCGGGCGCCCTCAATATGCCCACGGATTCAAATCAAATCAACAGATTTGTGTTTTTTTCAAAGCTTTCTTCAACCGCTTTCTCGATTCGCTCTTGGGCGATGGCAAAATACTTTTCGTCGCGCTCAATACCGATGAACTTACGGCCAAGGTTTACGGCGGCGACGCCGGTTGTGCCGCTGCCCACAAAGCAATCAAGGATCACCCCGTTAGAACCATCGTCTACTGCGTTGATAAGAGACTCCATCAGCCCTGTGGGTTTGCATGTGGGGTGGCCGTGGTCTTCCGAAGGGCTTGGGCGCCGCGTTTCATAAACGCTCTTGGGGCGTCCATTCTTGAAGATACGCCTGCCTTTTGCGGCATACCAGATAACGTCGTGCATTGGCGCAAACGCCCCGCGAAGATCGCCCATGCCGTGATGGAGTCGGTTCCAGATCACTTGCGACTTCATATCAAACCCGCAGTCCTCGATATGCTTGCGCCAATCACAACTTGTTTTCCAGTCGCAAAACGAGAGAAGCGCCCCCCCCGTCTTTAGAACACGGAACGCCTCCACCAACCACCGTGCGTCTATGGTGTCGTCTCCGTGGATTTTTTCGTGTCTCGGTCCCTTCTTGGACCAATTTGACTGAAAGCCCATTCCGTAGGGAGGGTCTGTGATGACTGCATCCACCGACCCATCCGCAATCTCCTTCATCCGCTCAAGGCAATCGCCCTGCATCAGATAAAAGCAATCACTTTTTACATCGTTCATCTTAAACCATTTTAATTGTCGGGCGCCCTCAATATAGACACGAAAAGCGATCAATCAATCGTTTTCTTCATCATGACCATTTTCCATGACCACCTCGCAGACGACGCTGTAAGTCTCAATCGAGCATTTTAGAATTTTGACGCGCTCCATGTGCGCTGAGTAGCCGGCGCGGAAGCCAATGGCATACACGCCCTTCTCGTATCCATCTCCGCCTTGGCGGTGCCGGAGGCTACCGGCAGACCCACGGAAGGTGGCTCCGATAACCGTCTCCTCACGGGCTGCCGCGAGGCCATGTTGGAAACCCACCTTGAGGGCAACGACGTCGCTTTTCATGATTACAGGACCATTTCAAAAGTTGCAGAGGGAGTAGCTACGGCCTCCTGGCGCAAAGCGCGCAGGGCAGCGATATCGTCGCGGAGCCACGTCCGCAGGATGGCACGCCACGCGATGTCGCGTTCGCTGATCCAGTCAGCGACTTGGGTGGCCAGATCGGCTTCGGCCTGGGCGAGGATGGTCAGGATGGACTTCTGGGCCATGTCAGGCGCTCCGCACGAGGGCGCGAGGAGCGGAAGCCGCGGCAAGCGCAGCCTCAACCTCCTGGAGCTTGCGGAGGGCTTTGGCACGGGCGCGGGTGGCGTCACCGAGGCGACGCTTGCCACCGGCCAGGGTCATCCATGCGAGGGGAGAGGTATCGCGACGGGCGCGGTTGCACTGGCGCAAACCGTCCGCCACCTGCCGGCAGGCATTGACGTAAGACAGGTGGGCGAGGCGAACGAACTCCACGAGATCGGAGAGCGCATAGACCGGCGCCACATGCAGCGGCTGCCCGATCATGGCGGCCACATCGGCCAGGATGACATCAGTCAGGTGGCCATCAGTGAAACGCTCAGCGGCAGCGAGAACAGCGAGGTTACGGATCATGTCGTCGTCTCCTATCTAATCGGGCTGCGTTGCCCGTGGCACCTACATACAGCTACCTAATTTTAGGCGCAATACGATAAATCTCATTTCCCAAAAAAAAATGCGTTTTTGCCCACGACAAGGGCGCCACGCTAGACCCACGCTAGGCCCACGAAACCTCCCACGAAATTATATTTTCGTGGGGGATTAAACACGCTAGGCCCACGAAACCTTCCACGAAATTATATTTTCGTGGGGGATTAAATGCGCCGAGTGACCCTCACCACCCGGCGCATTCCTGTGTGAGCTACACGCGCTCCATGGCGGCCTCCCCCAGAGGGGTATTGGCAAACTCGCCGAGGGCACGACGATACACCTCAACCAAACTCACACGCGCTTGGCGCTTGGTCTGGTCCTCCGCCCGTTCGCGGATCAGAGCGCGCAGCGCAGTCCCATCGAAGCCAGCCGACTTGGCCTCTGAGAAAATATCCTTCTGATCTTCCTTAAGGGATTTAATCTCATCGTTGATACGCTCAACACGCTCTACGATGGATCGCAGATGCGCATGCGCATTGTCGCCATGGTTTTTGATATCCGACATGTCTCATCTCCTGCATCTGATTGCCCCAAACCTTAGATGCGTCGGGCCTGGGTATCTGACACCCCCTTTAGAGGCCTCTGGGAGGCCCGTAGAAGGCGGTAAGGGGAGGCTTAGGTAAAGGGACAGCCAAAAACCCCTACACCGGCCTCTACGGGCCTCTAAAGGCCCCAAACCTCAGAACGGGATTTCGTCGTCAATCAGGCCCTGCCACTTGATCCCTTCAACAGGATCATCGAGGCGCCGGGTCGAAGTCACCCTGGCGCCTGGGAAGGCCGCCAATACGTCGACTGCCGCCTGATAATGCTCCAGCAAGGCCACAATCTCAACAAGCGAAACAACAACTTTAGCCCTGCCATCATTTTTGACCCTAGATGCGTCAATATGGGTTTGGACGACACACAAAACCTTGCCATCGCCTTGGTGTATTTCAAGCATTTTGGGGTCCAACATATCCGCCCCACTCTCTGTTGCCGCCTTATCAAGCGCACGATACGCATTTACCGTGCGTTGCGATTCAAGTTGAATTTGCGCACTATCTGCCTTCTCAATCGCCTCATTCAGCTTCCAGCGTTGAGTATCAAATCTAGCCTGCAAGTCTGGGCCTACAAGCAGTCTCAGCCTATCCACGCCCCATTTTTTATCCATCTCATGCGCCAGTATGTCAACTGCCTGAATGCAAGCATGACCATGAAAGTAGCTGTCTGGTGTTTTGGCCCACGGCCCTCGTTTGGTCTGCTCTGAAACGGGCAGGGTTACCTTCTGCCTGCCTTGGGTCTGGGGTGCTCGGGTCATGCTCGGGTTCCTCCTACTCGATTTTGGCGCTCGGGACTGTTGCGCGAGTCATAGGCCCCCCCCTAAAGGGGGGGCCTTATATGAACCCGCGCAGTCCCTCCAGTCCTGTCTGCGCGAGTCTGCGCGAGTCTTGCGCGAGTTCAAAATACAACCCGCGCTGTAACGAATTTCCCCTTGGCAGGCACCTCAGTAGAGGCCTGAGAGGGTCTTGCCGGCTTCGGCATACGTGACTTTGTGGCGGCGCTCATCGAGGCCCTCAACACAAACAATTGCACCTTGCTCTATCCAAACCTTGATAATCTGATCGACTTTAGCGACGGCAACCTTATCAACTCCACCATTTAAGTCAATGCCAACGACGGTCGAAACATAATTCCCCAGCCAATTTTTAGACCTCTTATCCATACGAAGGTTCGACGTATGCGGAGTGCCGTCTGGGTTTCGTGCCTGATTGGCGAGGTGTCGCAAAACAACCGAAACATGATCCCCGGTCACTCCATCCATGGCATTTGGCCATTCCCATTTGGTGACTACGCCAACGCTGTCGCCAAATTCTCCGTCTACTCCATTCTCCAAATACACGGATTCCATCTTATACCAATCCGCCTTATCAGACGGTAAAGCAAGATTATTCTTGCCATTATTAACCCTGAAATACCTATATCGAGTGTCAACGCCAGCCTTCTCTTGCTCACTCTCAGACATGCGATTCAGCACCCAAGCGGTGCGAACGGCATCACGAAGTGCAATAGCGCCGCGTCCATCTTCGACTGAAATCTCGGTCTCTGACGTCTTCCTGGCGTGATGCACGAGGTTGATGGCGCATCCCGTCTCGGCTGCGATGCGGACAAAAGTCTTAGCCACACGGTCGATAGCGTTGTTATCGTTCTCGGTCACACGGTGGCTGGAGACGAAGGGGTCGACCACCCAGTAGTCAATCTGGTTATCTTTGATCGCCTGCACGCAGGCTTCCACGACAGGCGCATATACGACTGTGCCGTCCCGTGTCTGCTCTGCGATGGTGATAAGGGCATCGCGCCCATTGTTCACGAATAGGTATCCGTCGAGGTCTGATTTTTTCAGACCGTAAAATTTGGCAGCGGACTGAATGCGGCGCTGCAATTCTTCCATCGGGTCTTCGCCGTTATAGAGCCACACGCGCAGCCTGCCGGGCGGCTGGATACCGAGGAGGGGTTTGCCTGACGCCATGGCCAGGGCTTCCGCGATCATCAGTGCCGACTTGCCCAGGCCACCCGGCGCGATTGTCATGGACAGCATCGTGCGCAGATATTTGTAACCGTAGAGCCACTTGCGGGGCGTGATTTTCGTGGGGTCGATCCACTCGTATCTGGGGGCATAGACCATGCCTTCCGGCGCCGGCTTGGCGCCTGCATCCCACTCATCAGTCACGCCGGCCGATAGCGTAGAGCTTGAAGGCGCCGTCAGGGGCCTGGATGCCGGCTTCACCAGAGGGTCGGTCGCCGATGAGTATGATACCGCGTTCGACTGTGGCTTCTGGCGCTCTGGCGGCGCGATGAGGGCGTGTCTGGCGACTTTATGGTCCCACTGCTCCATCGCTGCACGCCACTTGGCCTGTAGCATGGTGATGCCACGCCCCTCGCGCTCCAGCAGGGTTTCCTGCGGCGTGCCGGGCTCGACGATGCGCGACTTCACCCGCAGCAGGTAGGTGCCCCAGGCGGCCATGAGATCGGCGTCACCGACTGGCTTGATCGGGCAGTCCCGGTAGAGGTTGACGACGGACGCCCAGACGATCCGGGTCATCACGTCCTCGCGGTTGTCGACTATGACGCCAAAGGCGTCTTTAGCCGCGTCGGGCGTGCCGGTGCGCTCAACTTGGGCTGTGTGCGTCCCGCCCCCATGCGTCTGGATAAGGTCGTCAATGGCCTCCGTCAGCCATCCAGGCGCCTCCTGCACGTCCACTGTGCCCGGCGCCCGTCCTGGCGCCCAGGCGTAGCTGTTGCCACTCTCGTGGGCGCTGGGCGGCAGCATGGCGAAGCCACCCTGCCCCCGGATGTCGATCCCTTTTGCTGTCTTGTTGGTGGGCGGCGTCCATCCTTCCGGCGCGCGGAAGAACAACTGCACGCCACCCCCGCCCGTGATCTGCTTAGGCGTAGCCGGCTCGATCCCGTGGCAGTAGGTGGACAACATCTCCGACCACCACTCGCGGGCCGAGTCCGACTTATAGAGATCGAGGTCGATGACGAAGACGCCACCGGAGCAGGCGCCGGTAAGGAGGCCCATATTGGTCCGGTCCCGCCACTGGCCGTGCGGTCCATACAGGCCGTCGAAGGCTTCGGCATCGACAAGCGTGTCTTGCAGGTTGCGCCAGGGGATGGCAGGCCGCTTCCACTGCTTGCCCGGCTCAGGTCGCAGCGCGGGCACAACCTGCCATCCGGCGGCACGATACAGACGCGCGTAGTCACTAGGGCCGAAAAAATCAAAATCAACAGCCATTTATTTTCTTCCCGCGCTGGCATCCACATGAGCGCGTAGCCCCTCTGCGCAATGTGTTTGCTCTTACTGTTGTGGTCTTGCCGCAGTCGCACTGGCAAAACCAGTGGGCTTCTGTTCGCAAGTCGGTGGACTTAACTTGGCGAACAGCCACGAGCAGGCCAAATCGCCTGCCCGTCTCATCCTTCAATCTCATTTTATACCTTTGTTATATTAGGCGGGTGAGCCGCTTCGATCCAATACGGTCGCGCCATACCACGCCATGAGGGCGGCGTCGGCACGTCCATCGTGCTTCTTCAGCTTGAAGAGGCTGGCGTAGGCGGGGAACAGCTCCATCGCCCTGGCACGGGCGCCGTCCTTGCCGTCGCGCACCTGACAGGCTGATTGCCAAAGCTTGGGAGGGACGATAGTGACGGGGTAGCAGTAGGCTGCCAGGACGCCTTCGACAATGCCGACTGACCGGCCGAAACTGAACATGGACGTGACGCCCTGGCCGGGCATGGCGCCGACCCGCTCCATGATGACCTTCGGGATGGGCTGGAGGTGCTGGAAATCCGATAACTGATTGGCCAGCATGATCGGCGACAGTTCGTGCTTGGTTTTGCCGTTGCGCGTGACTTCCAGGGTCGGCATGTCGAAGATGTCGAGACGTCCCACGCGCGGCCGGAAGACGGCGATGGCGCCAGACTTTCCAGGGTCGATACCGATAAAAGCTTGATTTGATGCAGCAATTTGGCCGTTCACGGCTATCCTCATCTTTTAGGGGCTTTGAAGGTGCGCTTCGGCGATGGGGCGTGTCAACCGCCGCTCGCCTGCTTCCGCATGTCGTGCGCGAAGCGTTTCCGAATGAAGTTCAGGGCCAGGAGCGCCCGGTGGCAGACGGTGCGATGCGCGACGACTTGCCGGTAGGTGCCGGGTGCGATCTGGTGGGTCTCCTCCAGAGTGCGAACCTTCGCGAGATGGTCAGGTGAGTAGCCCATCCAAACGGGGCCACAAAATTGTTCGGTGAAGTCTGGCATGCGAACCTCCATACATATTTCTGCGAAGTTGCTATATTGCAGGAATATCTTTTCATAGCGCCCGCAACAATCTTGGGTCCACATAAATGTCATTTAGGCGCTTACTCTCAACATCTGAAAACTCAATCTCACAGAAATTGCCACAATCTGGCAAAATGTGACCTTCTTTTCGGCCTGAGTTGGGGTTGAGTTGGTCAAGAAAAACACGTCCGTTTTTGTCCTTTAAACATGAATTGCCGATCTCTCTCTCTATGCGCGCCATTTTGGTGAAAGTATCAGGGAAATCCTGTCTGATCTTGTTCCAGTAGCCCGCGCCCCCTTTTAGGCACCCCACACAGTTGTTGTTCGAGTATCCGAGTTTATACATCATAGGTCTTTCAATACCCATGATGTTCTCAAGGTAGTAGAGCGTATGCTCTTTAGTCATTTTCTGTTCGATAAGCGGGAAAATTGCTTTTGCCTTTGGATACTGCTCAATAAATCGAATAGCGCGATTGATTTCCTTATTTTTGTATTCAAAGCCAAAGACTTGGTGGAGGAAGTCTGTTTCTTCTTCAATCCGGTAGCGGACGTTTTTCTTTAGTTCGAGCGTGCAGCGTGCGCCGTTGGGGCCGTTGATATACCGAGTTTTCTGCGCCACATCGAATTGGTCAAGATACTTTACGGACCTGTGGATTTCAATTTCTTTGCCGTAAACCGCCTCACACTCCTTAATGAACCGCTCGTTGTCTGGATGCGCCGAATCAATCTTAAAATATATCAAGCGCACTTTGTCTGCGCCGAACTCATCGACGGCCATTTTGCACGCGACTGCTGACGTGACGCCAGCAGACCACCATGCGATGATGGGTAAGTTGTCCATTTTTTGTCCTTTCTTGGATTTGGATATGAAGTGTGTCACAGTATGACGCCGGACCCCGGCGCTGTCGAGATGTTGGTGTTGTTTTTTGTGGGTTGTCAATCACATTTATCATGTGCCCGCATGGCGGAATGGTAGACGCAACGGACTTAAAATTCGTCGCAATTGCGTGCCGGTTCGAGTCCGGCTGCGGGCACCAAAAACTTTTTCCAAAATTTGGCAAACCCCCGTTGACGATGGTTTGGGTGTTAGGTATACATCTCCCCACGCCGATGATGGCGACAAAGATACGTATGGAGATACAGATGAACGTTTCCAACCTCCCCCTCGCTGACCGTTATGCCGCCGCCAAGGGGGTGCTGGATGCTGCCCAGAAGGCGGTGGACGAACTCAAGGCCTTGATCAAGGCCACCGGCACCTCCCGCCTGGAGGGTGCGTTCTACGTCGTGGAGGTCGGCCTGTCTGAGCGTGCGACGCTCGACAGCAAGCTGGTCAAGTCGATCCTCAGCGAGGAGCAGGTTGCGGCCTGCACCAAGGTCTCGATGGTCGAGACGGTTCGCATCAAGCCGATGGCTGCGACCGGCAAGTAATAGGGCGGGGGTTTCGGCCCCCACCATTCCCTCAAAATAAAAGGCAACCCACCCCATGATTACCATCAACGACCCCACCTTGTTCGTCGCCGCCACCCTTTGCACCGGCAAGGAACAGACCCGTCCCTACCTCCACGGGGTCTACATCCAACCGGCCACCGGCGGCGGAATCCTGCTGACCGCAACCGATGCCCATATTCTCTTTCATGGTTACGACCCCCACGGCACCGCCGAACGCGCCGCCATCGTGGTTCCTGACAAAGGCAAGCTCCCGGCCCCATGGGCCAAGGGCGGCACGATCACAATCGACCTTGCGCAAGGTGTCATGCGGCACACAACCGGCACCCTAACGGCAGGCTGCCGCGAAGAACCCGGCTCTTTCCCCCCTTACCCCAACATTATCCCGCGCGATTTTTCTGGCGAAGTCGCGCAGTTCAACCCAACTCTTGTGGCCCGGTTTGGGGATATTGCCAATATCCTGGCAAAAGGCAGTTCCCCAGGCATCCGGCATAATGGCAACGGCCCCGCACTCGTGACCTTTGCCCGGCGGGATTGCTTCGGCGTTGTCATGCCAATCCGCATAACGGCCGATCTTTCTATGCCGACCCTTCCCTCTGCGGCTTAAACCTACCACCAACATCAGGAGATTCACATGCACAAGCTACCATCCGCCCAAGAGGTCTTTGACATCGTGGTGAACCACCTCTTCACGCAGGGGCGCCCTGCATACGATGGCAACCGCGGCTGCATGTATCGCACACACGACGGCCTGCGCTGCGCCGTCGGGGTGCTGATCCCAGACGACTTCTACGATCCGGCATTTGAGATAAACGCAGCTGATATCGTCATCCAGGAACTTTTTGAGGCGAACCTCGCTGATTGGCGCGAGCACAGTCCCTTGCTCTTATCTTTGCAGATGGTCCACGACAAATGCCTCCGCGATCCAGATGAAACTTTCAACACTACAGCTTTAGCCAGAAGCTTGCGTGACGTTGCAACAGAGTTTTCTTTGGAGTATCGCCGGCCACCCCTTGCAGACTGATTTGCAAATGCCAGCGATGATCTATATGTAGGCGGCAGCCAGGAGGGTCTGGCTATCAATGAGGGAAGAAAGATCGTGAGCGATTTTGCTATTAGCAACCACATCCCGGTGCCCGTGAAGCGTGTTGCAGCCACCCGTCAGGGTCGTAAGGCGCGCTATCCGTTTGAGGCGCTGGAGGTTGGCCAGAGCTTTTTTGTGCCGAACGCCTGCCTGAATAAGTCCGCCCGTAAGGATGGGCAGATCGTGTTTTCGGCCGTGCCGGCGCGCAAGCGTCACCCGGATCGGAAGTTCGTGTGCCGCGCGATGGACGAAAGCCACAACGGCGTCCTGATCTCCGGCGTTCGCGTGTGGCGCGTGCCGACTGAATAACCCACCTATTTTCGGGTGGCAGAATGCGCTTGGGGGCAACTCCAGGCGCATTTTTTTGTGTTTTTTGAAAATACCATGTTGCCGAATTTGGTAGGTGCTGTATGTAGGTGTCACGGGATTAGCCCGATAAATCGTATGGAGATAGCAAGTGACATTCATCCCCTCGCCGCAGCAGGCAGACTTCCTGAATTGGGTTTCTAACGGGTCTGGTTCGTGCGTGCTGGAGGCTGTTGCAGGCGCCGGCAAGACCACCACCCTGCTGGAAGCAGTTGACCGCACTGGTGGCGGCGTAGCTATCCTGGCCTACAACAAGATGATTGCGGAGGAGATTAAGGGGAAGTTGCTGAAGCGTGGCGTCGACTGGAAGACGGCAGAAGCCGGCACCGTCCACAGCTTCGGCTTCCGCGCCTATCGCAAGGCCTTCCCCAAGGTCAAGGTTGAGGGTGGCAAGACGTTTGCTGTCCTGGATCAGATGTTCAAGGACGCGCCTGCGCATCACATCAGCCGCACGCATGGCGCCGGCATTGCTAGCCTTGTCTCCCTGGCCAAGCAGCGCGCCATTGGCGTGGTCGGCTCCATCGACAACCGCAAGCTGTGGAACGACATTGTCGACCACTTTGGCTTGTTCGGCGACGATGAAGATGAGAAGATTGAAGCTATCATCGAGGTCGCCATTGCGGCACTGAAGACGTCGAACCTCACCACCGATGTGATTGACTTCGATGACATGGTCTATCTGCCGCTCATCCATAAGGTGCGCTTCTGGCGCTACAAGTGGGTGTTTGTCGATGAGGCGCAGGATACCAACCCCGCCCGTCGCGCCCTGGTGAAGGCCCTCCTGGCGCCGTTTGGGCGGGTGGTGGCGGTAGGTGACCGCGCCCAGGCCATCTACGGTTTTACGGGCGCCGACGCCGACAGCCTCGACCTGATCGCCGACGAGTTCAACGCCATTCGCATGCCGCTGACCACCACCTACCGCTGCCCCAAGGCGGTTGTGAACTTTGCCCAGCGTTGGGTCTCGCACATCGAGGCAGCCGATACCGCGCCTGAGGGTGAGGTGGGGTCGATTGACGTTTCCTATATGATTAGCCACGAGGATCTGAATCGCGGTTCGGCCATTCTCTGCCGCAACACTGCCCCCATCATCAGCCTTGCCTTCCAGCTTATCCGCCAGGGCGTTGGCTGCCGCGTCGAGGGGCGCGACATTGGCCAGGGGCTCATCAAGCTGGCGACGAAGTGGAAGACCGTGAAGACGCTTGCAGGCCTGGAGAGCGCGCTGGAGAAGTGGGCGGATCGGCAGATTGCCCGCGCTCAGGCGAAGAACGCGGCTGCCGTGGCCCAGACCATCACCGACCAGCGTGAGACACTCCAGGTGGTCATTGACCGCTGCCGCGAGCAGAAGCGGGACGGCATCGACCACGTCGTGGCCGCCATTCAGGGCATCTTTGCGGACAACGTCACGGACATGCTGGTTCTTTCGACCATCCACAAGTCCAAGGGCCGCGAGTGGGATACCGTGTTCTGGCTGGATCGTCTCGGCACCCTGCCGAGCAAGTATGCCCGGCAGGAGTGGCAGCTTCAGCAAGAGGATAACCTCTGCTACGTTGCAGCCACACGCGCTAAGCGGTGCCTTATCGAGGTTGTAGTGTAGGAGATGTGATGAAGGACGGAAAAGAATGGGGTTACTGGCTGGGCGATCAGTGGATCGTCCTGCCACGCCTACCTCTAATTAGGGCAGGCTTCTTAGAGCCGCCCTTTGATGTTGAAAGGCCAGACGGTAAAATTCTTCATGTCATCGCCAGAAATGTAGTTGACAAGCCTACCTAGTCAGGCAATTATCGTGTGCCAAATGTCTTTGACATTGTTGGGCGTTCCTCCCTAAACTAACCGGCCTAATATCAGTTTGGTGTTAGGTCGGTCTTTTTAGGATTAGATGGAGAATATATTGGATAATCCGTTCCAGCGATTTGGTATCGCTCACTTGTCACCATCGACGGCAAATCTTTTTGCAAAGGCGCCCGCGTCTTTTGTGATGACGAAGATTTTTGGCTTTCGTGGTCAGGTTGGCGTTGCCGCGTTTCGTGGGACGGCTGTTGAGTCTGGCATTGCCCATGGGCTTGTGAATGGCGCAGAGGTGTCCGAATGCGTTGACCTCGCCAAGAAGGAATTTGCTCGTCTCAGTGCCTTCTCGACCGATCCTAAGAAGGAAACTGAGCAGGGCAACATCGCCGACATGGTCAAGATTGGTCTATACGAGTTGCTGCCTTATGGGCGGCCGACTTCGACCCAGGGTGCCATTCGCGTTGATGTTGAGGGTTTATCTGTGCCGATCATCGGCTACTATGACTTCATGTGGGCCGATCACGGTATCATCGTCGATCTGAAGACAAGCTATCGCCTGACAAGCAAAGTGGAATCCGCGCATGCCCGTCAGGTCTCGCTGTATTCTCGTGCGATGAACACCAAAGACGCTCGCATTTGCTACGTGACGCCAAAGAAGAGTGCCGTCTACACTGTTGAAAACCTTGACGGTCACTTTAACTCTCTTGTGCAGATTTCTTTGGCGATGCAGAGTTTTCTGTCAAAGGCGCAGACAAAGGAAGAGGTTGCCTCTATGATTGCGCCTGATATTGACAGCTTCTACTACAACGATCCCCTTCAGCGCCAACGCGCTTTTGAGATTTGGGGGGTTTAGAACTTCGCCCATTGGGGCAAGAGCGAGTGGTGGGCTAGATCACCACATTTTGGAGAATGGTAAAATGGCTCTGAACTTTGGTTTCATGAACCAGCCCGAAGGCGGTCAGACGTTCCTCCCCTTCGTCAAGTATGACTCGCGCGCTGGCCGCATGTTCCGCGTCGACAAGAAGGCGGATGGCTCCACTGAGAATGTCGACATCACCCGGTCGTTCAAGGCGCTGGTTGACCTGGAGAATGTCGAGACGGGCTGGATGCACTTCGCTGCTGGCGCCGCGCCCATCTATGCACTGAGCCGGCACGATGAGCCGAATCCGCCTAAGCCTGTGGCTGAGGCGAAGGAGGGTGTGCGCTTGGTCTTGCAGCTTGGCAACGCCTGCGGCGGCGACGTGCGCGAGATTTCCAGCAACGCCAAGAGCCTGTTGATGGGCATCAGCGAACTGCACAGCGCCTACGAGGCGGGTCTGAAGGACAACCTTGGCAAGCTGCCCATCGTCACTCTGTCCGACACCAAGCCGGTCTTGTCGACGGGTAAGAACGGCTCCTCCACCAACTACATGCCTGTGTTTGAGATTGTCGGGTGGGCGCCGCGTTCGGCGCAGCTTGTGTGGTCCCCTAAGGGCAACACGGTCATGGAGGCGGCGGCACCTGCTGCGCCTACCTTTGCTCCTGCTACCAACGCCCAGGCCCCCAGGACTGGCTCCACCCTGGTGGCGCCGCCGGCTCAGACTGCGACGTTCACGGCTCCTCCGGCGACAAGCGTTGCCGAGGATGATTTCGGCTAACCTGACTATGTAGTGGGGCGAAAGCCCCACTACACCATCAAAGGACAAACAATGCGATTTCTAGTGACTATGAATATGGGTTCTGGCAACAATAACCTTGTTCACCAATTTGTTTTCGACCATGAATCCGACTCTTTGTCGGCCCTACTTGAATACATCAACGACAATAGCTTTATCCTCGTAACTCACTACTATTGGGATAAGGAGCGTCGTGGCCTTCGCAATATGGGGCGCATGGTCATCAACACCTACCACATGGGCAAGGTGGTTGAATACACGGGCGCTGGCGGTGAAGTTTCTGACACGACAGGCCTTTCTCTGCTGTCGCCAAGCACCGAGAATGGTCAACAAAGGCGCTTGACAAGAACGTAAAACAAGACAAGATAGCCATCTAAATATGGCTTATGGAGATAGATATGTCTGAAAATACCTCAGTTATGGACGACTTTCTCAATGCAATAGATGAGGCAAGAGCAAACGAAATAGAGAGAAAATTCTTTGAAGATATTTTGAACGAAGCCGAACAAATTCCCACTGTCGTCGCTGCTATAGCGTTTATCATCTGCCGACTTGCCACAAAAGAGGCCAATGATGGTGTGGAGGAACGTAATCCAATAGACTTTTTGAGTATGATAGCTGCTTTGGTTTTGGAAACCAAAGTGACCAAATATTCCTTGAATTGATATAGAAGGAGGGGAAAATGAATGAACGTATGAAGCTGTTGGAGGCGGTGGTGGCGGCGGCGGATTCGTTGGACGTGGCGATTTCGTGCGGCGATAAGTTGCTGGAATGGCGGCACCGCAAGCTAAAAGCGGCGCTTCGTGCCTATCGCACCTTCCTCGCCCTCCCCGCCCAGCCGCAGGGGGAGACGGTGGGCAAGGTGGTGCAAATCGCAGCCATAGGCGCAAACAACGGGGTAGCGGCTTGCGTGTTTGCCCTGCGTGATGACGGCTCGATCTGGGGCAAGCGGGTGGATCGCGATGGGGCGAAGTGGTGGCGGGAGGATGATATCCCCGCCACCGTCACGCTGGAGGTGACGCCGTGAGCGCGCGGGATGTGCTGGCAATGGCGCTGGTTCGCCACATTGAAGGCGACAGCGTGACCCGTGATCTTATCACGGATGACGAGTGGGCCGGATATCTGTCCGATGCGGATTATGTGTCTGGCCTGATCTTCGCCGCCGGTTACGCGGTGGTGCCGAGGGAGCCTACGCCGAAGATGTGCAGCATGGGTGCCGATGAATTGCCGACGCCCACATGCGAAAGCACCGACGAGGAAGCCGCTGCCGAGGTTTACCGCGCCATGCTCGCAGCATCGGAGCCCCAGCCATGACCGCCGACGACGTGGTGGAGGTGATGGCGCGGGCCAGTTTCATGCGGAACTGGGCAACCGACCCGAACGGCATGGGCGAAGATGAACTGTTCGAGCTGCGGAAGAAGACTGACCGCGCTGTGTGGCAGATGCACCTTGCCAACACCCGCGCCGCGATCCGCGCCATCACCGCATCCGGCGGCCTGGTGGTGGGGAAGATGCCTGATGAAATGAAAGCGCTGGCAGTAACGCAGTGGAGCAAGGGATGGCTTGAAGGCCACAAGGAAGCCCTCGCCGCAGTCCGCGCGAACGCGGTGAAGGTGGAGCCATGACCGCCCCTCGCGACTGCCGGCCGACGGAGAATACGCCGCCCGGTTCGGTATTCGACCTGATCCAGACGCGCTCTGGTGATGCGTATCCGATCATTGCTGTCTGGTGCGGAAACGACGAGTGGTTCCTATGGGGCGGGCGCCGCATGATGACGCCGGCCGAGGTCGCCGCCGAAGGGTGGCGCATTGACCCAGACGGCGAGCATGTCATCGCGGAGCCGCCCCATGAGTGAGCGCGCGACGTGCGAGACGTGCCGGTGGTGGGAAAAAGCACGACCGGGCGCGCAGATAGACGGCTTGTGCCGCAAATACGCCCCCCGGCCTTCCGCTATCAACAACGGTCAATGGCACAACGGAGATTGGCCTGCGACCTGTGAACGCGACTGGTGCGGCGAACACCAGCCGAAGCCGCCACACAGATGACCCAAAGCAAAGTCATCGACATGGCTGGGCGGCGCATCAACGAGTGGTTTGTCGTTGAACGTGCCCAGGGTGTTGGGCCTGGAACATCAAAAGCAAAATGGTGGGTAGTGTGCCCCGCCTGCGGCGAGCAGCACTATGAGACTGGAAGCAAGCTGCGCGCTGCGGAACAAAATCGCTGGATCATATGGTGCCGCGCGTGCGGCTTGAACGGAGTAAAGAAATGAGCGAACGCTGCGAGCCGCCGCCGGAATGGCGGCACATGCGGTGGCATATGCTCGAAGCCGACGTTGAGCCGCTTGGTTGGTGGCCCCCGAAAACTGCTGTGTGGCAAGCCCCCGCCGCTTGGATGGGCGACACGCTCGGATGGTCGAATGACTTCGGGCTGGGCTTTGATGGGCCAGAGGAAGCCGCTGAGAAGGGATGGCGCTACATCGCCCCCGTCACACCCCCCACCACCGTCGCCGCGCTGGTGGAGGCGTTGGAGCGCATTGCGGAAAGCCAAGTTTATTTGTCGTCGGCAGGCACCCAAGCCCGCGCCGCCCTTGCCCTGTATCGCGGGAAGGCCGGGCGATGAGTCGGCTTAACTTGGATTGCCGACCGACTAAGGGAACGCCACCAGATACCGAGTGCTGGTTGCAGCACATAGACAGCGCCATGATGATGATAGCAAAATGGGATCGATGGAAAGGACGGAGAGGCATCTGGTATTGCTTTGGCGTTGCCAACGGTCTTACGCCAGTGCAAATGTATAAAAATGGCTGGCGTTTCCATTCTGTCGTGGAGTGGCCCTATGAGTGAGGCAAACTCTCACTTGTAAGCGGCAAAATGATATGCTAAATCGATTATCCCCGAGCAAATCAGGTTGTATCGGGGAATTATATAGGAGAGAACGATGACAAACGAAGAATACCTAGAGCAAATTGCTGCACTATTCCCTCATATAAGCAACAGAACGCGCTTAGTGCAAATTGCAGTTGCAGAAACCAGCGACGGTGATTTGGAGGCGGCTGTAATTACAGAAAACCTTAGCCTTTCGCAGGCTTGGAATTATCTGGAGAACAGCTTTGCGGCACCCCATCGCATGGCTATCGTTGAAGTGCGTATTCCTGTGCGACAAGTGCCTATCATCCCCGGCAAGGCGAAGGAGGCGGAGTGATGAGCAAGGATGGTCTTGCATGGCATTTTGTAGGCGACACCTTACGTGATGGTCGCCCAATCCCCGCTGATGGGGTAACATTGAAGCACAAAGGGAAACTTGAACTGTGCGCGTCTGGCCTGCACGCAAGCGAGCGTCTTATTGACGCTTTGCAATATGCTCCCGGCCCGATATTGTGCCGCGTCCAGATGGGCGGAACCATCAAAAAAGAGTCCGATCAACTGGTTGCAAGGCAGCGCACAATTCTTTGGCGCGTTAATTCAACGGATGTGTTGCGGAAGTTTGCCCGGCAATGCGCGCTAGATGTGGCGCATCTGTGGAATATGCCACCCGTGATGAGGCAATATTTAGAGACAGGCGATGAAAGCCTTAGGGCTACCGCCAGTTCTGCCGCCTGGGCTGCCGCCAAAGGTTTCGCCTGGGATGGCACCAAGGATGCCGCCAGGGATGCAGCCAGGGATGCCGCCTTGGCTGCCGACAGTGTTGCCGTTTGGGCTGACGCCGATGCTGCCGCCGGCAATGCCGCCAGTGCTGCCTCCAGCAATGCCGCCAATGCTGGCGGCTGGGATGCCGCTAGTGTTGCCGCCAGGGTTGCCGCCGGGGCTACCGCCAAAGCTCTCCAAAACATCCGCTTGAATATAATGGTTATGGCATTAGCCCCGGAGGGGTCATGATGAATCCTGAAGACGCAACCCGGTTCAACGGGCCAGGGCAACCAGACGCAGACGAGGTGCTGCGCCGCGAGGTGAACTGGGATGTATGGGCATTTTGGTCGATAGTAATCGGCGTGTGGGGAGTCGTTCTAGGATACGTGATTGCGTGGCTGTGGGAGAAAATAGTAGGATGATGCTCCAGCTAAACCCATCTATGCCTGTAAAAACGCCACAAGGCGTAGCCATGGCCATAGGATGGATAGATTACGGCCCAGAGCATGACCTTATATGGATTGTCATAGACGACAACACAAGGGAATGCTGGTGTGTAGGTAATAGAGACATTAGATTTGGGTCAAACGAAACCTACGGAAGAAAAATACCAAGGGATAGGTGAGTAATACCTATGGGCAGAGAGAGAAATAGTAGCCTTATTTTGCTGCCAGTAGAAAAAGGGATACCCATCCCTCCTGTTGAAAAATTCCCAAAATGGAGAAGGCCAATAAAATACAAAATCTCCATTAAAAGGCTTTTTATTGGAGACAGTGTATTTATACCAGAATCAGATCAGCCACCCCAGGCGGAAATGTCTCTTCTTAGGAGGAAACTTGGGCGCAATCACGTATACAGAAAGGTAAAGTCAGAAGATGGCGTTGTATTGGGAATAAGAGTTTGGAGAGTGGAAGACAATCCAAGCCATCTGATAACGCCAGAAGCAAAGAGGAAAAATGAAATGGAAGAACTGAAACAAAATCAGAAAGACGAGATTGAACAAGAGGCTGCGCTTTTGGATAAAGAGCCTCAGCCGCCAGAGTTGAAAAAAGAAGATGACCGCAAGAAGCCTAAGATGCGGAATTGCTTGTGGTGCGGGTTGCCGTTTGAAAGCAAAAACGCAGGTGATAGGTATCACCAGAATTGCAGGGACAACGCAAGGAGAGCCGGATGACGAACATAGTAAACGCCGTCAAGGAAGACCTTGATAGACGCGCCGCGCTTGGCCTTAAAAAGTATGGTGTTGGCCTGGAGCGAATGGACCTAACGGAAGAAGATTGGATTCAACACGCCTACGAAGAGGCTTTAGACCTAGCGTGCTATCTCCGAAGACTGATAGAGCTTAGCAAGATGATAGCGCGCGAGTGATGGCGTCATCACTTGACGATGTTGATGATCCTGGAGTTTTTCTCTAAAGCCCTAAAGCCATGAGGTTGCCTGGGCTGCCAATCCAAGACTGAATTATTGAAAGCATCCGCCTCAATTACCCACCCAGGCCCGAATATCTCAAACCTGCCCCGCTGCACGATGGTGATGTGGACGTTTGTCTCATCGTGATCGTGCAGCGGCAATTCGTCCCCAACCTCAGGGAAGTTATACACTGAGGCCAGCAGCCTGCCGAGTTGTAGCTGCTTGACGTCAAGCGTCATGCAACAGGAACCGGAGGGGAGTTGGGCGCGGCGTTACCTTCAGTCTGCATAGGCTGCGGCGGCGCAGGTGGAACGGGATCAGTGCCATTCCACGGGAAGCCTGGAGAAGCCTGCACGGAGCCGGTGTAATGCACCAGCGTGATGCCTTCAGGAGGCGTGTATTCCGCCACGCCATCATACTCTATGACGTTGTCGATGATGCTGTTCGCGTCAATCAAAAGCCAGGGCATGATGCTCACCATTCAAAGAAAACAACGCCAGCCCTGCCGGCTGTGGGGGAGCCAGAATCACCAGTTCCCCCCGCGCCATATCCTCCACCACCAAAGATGGATGCAGCGCCAATATTTCTACCATAATTTGCGCCATAAACGCCAGCGCCGCCAGCAATAGAAAGAGTAGGAGAACCAGCAGTTACGCTTCCGCCACTGCCGCCAGTCGTAGAACCTGTTCCGCCAGTCGTAGTTACAGTAGTAATGGCCTGAGTGCCAGATGAAATGCTGCTACTGCCACCACTACTTCCGGCGCCAGATGTTCCAGCAGCGCCGCCAGTGCCAACTGTCACTGAAATTGTATTGCCAGGAGTAAGGGAGGATAGGTAAGTAATTGCGGCAGCACCAGACCCACCGCCACCAGCAATAGAACTTGGTAAACCACATCCGTTAAAAACGGTTCCAAGTGACCCGCCACCACCGCCACCAACAATAGTCACCTTCACAACAGTTACGCCAGTAGGGATGGTAAATGTTCCCGATGACGTAAAAGCCTGACTAGACTTGATGGTTGCAACCGACACAGACCCGGCGCCATTGGTGATGGTGATGCCATTCCCGGCCGTCAGGGTAGCCCGAGTGAACCCGGTCCCGTTGCCGATATCAATCTGCCCGTTGGACGGGGTCGTGGTGAGGCCAGTTCCGCCGTTCGCGATAGGCAGGGTGCCGGTGACGCCCGTTGTCAGGGGCAGGCCGGTGGCATTGCCCAAGGTGATCGTGGGGCCGCTGCTGAGGACCACGTTGCCGGTGCCGGTGCTGGTGGTGACGCCAGTGCCGCCAGACGCCACAGGCAGCGTCCCAGAGGTCAGGGTGGTGGTGCCAGTGGCATAGATGGCGCCGCCAGACGTGAAGCTCACAAGGCCCGTGCCACCGCTGGCCACAGGCAGGGTGCCAGAGGTCAGGGTGGTCGTGCCGCTGGCGTAGATGGCGCCGCCAGACGTGAAGCTGGTGAGGCCTGTGCCGCCGCTGGTGGTGCCGAGGATGCCGCTGAGGGCGATGGTGCCGCTGGAGGTGATAGGGCTACCGCTGACCGTCAGACCGGACAGGCTGGTGGAGAAGGCGACGCTGGAGACCGATTGCGTCGTCCGCATGCCGGAGGCAGTGCCGTCGCAGGAGACGTTGATGAGCGCCCCAGGCGGAACCGTGACAGCCGATCCGCCGGCAGCCGAGGAGATGCTGAGGACAAAGGCGCCCGAGGTGCCGTTGTAGATCATCCACTGGCCGCCAACCCCCGAGGGGACGACGTAGTTGACGTTGGCTGTCAGAACGCCGCTGATAGTGAGCGTCAGGGGAGCATACTGCGCCGACGACAAGGTCTGATTGCCAGACAGGGCGGTGACATTCAAAGATGTCGAGCCACCAAAGGCAGTATCAATCTGACTGAGCGAGGTATTGACCGTCGTGCCCCACCCCGTATCACTGAGAGCAGGTTCGCCAATAGCTTTGTTCGGTGTGTATGACGTAGCCATGACTTACCTCAAATAGCTTCGTTGGCGATGGAGAGGGCTTTGACAATGTGTTCGTCAGGCGCCTGCAACAGCGGCTCCGTCGTCTTGCTCTCCTGCTTCTTAGCCGCCTCTGCGGCGCGAACCAAGGATGCAGCACGGCCAGAGTGGTCGATGCCTACGCGCCCACCTTCCCGCCGCTCGATGCGGCCTCCGGTGGATTCCTCCTGATCTTGCCGCGCCTTTTCTGTTTGATACAGCCCTTGTCCAACAGGACGGGAAGTGGCGGCTTCAGTTAGGGCACCAACAGGCCGATTTAGCATCCCTTTCCCATAATGAGCATATCCCATCAGGCGCGGCGATGAGGCAAGCGCGCCACCAAGAATATGAGGAATGGCAGAAGGTTGGAATAGCGCCAGTCCTGCCGCCCCAGGATACCCAATCATTGCTTGCGTCCCTTGTGCAAACCAAGGGCTAACTGCGGCACCAGAAAGCATTGCAGGAAGTGTTTTTCCAGCGTTGGTTTCAGATAGAGTTTGTAAAAGACTTTGCTTAACTCCAGGCTGATCATTTGCCTTCATGAGTTTTTTAACAATTGCATCTGCTCCGGCTTTATCTTTCAAACTCAAAGAACGTTGATAATTGTTTAGCAAATTCCTCCAATTTTGCCAATATTCCATGGCAGAGGCGTATTCTGGCGCATGAGAAGAAATTGTATTTTTGATTGAATTATATACATTTCCAATCTTGCCTTCAAATCTAGTTCCCTGGGCACTGTGAAGAACGTCACCAATTGACTGTTTTACATTGTCTAAGTCAATGACAGTCCTTGCCATAGGGTGTTGGTTTCTAAGAGATTCAAATATTTGGTTATTAATGTCTTGAACCATGCTTTTAGCTTGGCTAAATCTGGATGTAGTCCCATGTAGATTGACAAAATCATTTAGCTCTTTTAGCGCCCCACCGGTTGTATGTTTTAAGAGTAAAGAATTAAGTTGAGATATTTGTGGCTCAGTCAATTGCCCTGAATAATTCATAACGCTCTGAAGGATTTGCGAGCCTGTATGATCAAGCTGCACAATATTATCAAGATTAAGCTGGGCAGGAGATTGACCAGCTTCAGCCATGCTGTTTAAATAAGCCTGATTTGCGGCGCCTTTTTTTTCTTCTAGCGCGCGCATTGCCGTATTGGCAATCTCAGAATGTTCGCTTGGGTCGCGTGCCATTTTAAAAAAGGCAGCTTTTTGTTCTGGAGTTCCAGTGGAGGCTATTTCTTGAATGTTTTTAAAATTAGATGATGGGACGCCAGAGAGGCCGGCTTGAGTTTTCCCTGCAATTAAGGCGCCTCCTTTGATTGGAAGTTTTGCCACAGCAAGAGCGGATTGCACAGGGTCCATAACAGTCGCGGCACGCCCTGCCATGCGGGCGACTTGACCCGTTAAGCCGGCCGCCTTGGCGCCAGCACTCGCGCCCAAAGAAAGCGGCAAAGAGACATCAATGCCAATGCTGAAAGGGTCTTTAGCCAGGGCGCGCTTAAAGCCTCCCATGGTGCCGTATTGCTCGGCGTAGTGCTGGCCTAAAGCGTTGATCAATTGCTCATTCTGAGCTTTTTCCTCTGGGTTTTGCTTTACGCCAAGGGCGCCAGCAGCCTTAGAGTAGGCGCCAGTGCCCATTTGCTTAAGTGCACCAAGCGTGTCTTCGTAGTTGTAAATTGCAGAACCTACGTCTTTAAGGACACCACCAAAGCTGGAAGGAAGGTTAGATGCGCCCTCCATGAGGACTTCTGGCCACGACTTTTGTGCGTATTGTTCACTCTCTGCCTGCCTTTCCGTTGGCGTCGGGCGAGGAGAAACAAGATCAGAGGGCGGCTGCTGATCTTCAGGCGGAGACACTAAGTCAGAAGGAGGCTTGTCCATTTTTCAAACCTTTAAACAGGAGGTTCAATTCTTTTTCCGTTATGCCACCACTGCCCTGTAGATGGGCTATACTGCGCCCCCGCAGGCGCCCAAGAAGGCCTAGAAGGAATTGCACTTCTCTCAGACGGCGATTGAGAAGAATACATGGTATTATACAAAGGCTGACTCATGTCAAAAGCATTAACGCTGTCAAGCGCTGTATAGTAATCCCCTCTAGGAGAATTTTTAACAACATCAAACTTCTCAATTTCATGCTGGGCGCGCTTTTGAATTACGTTTTTAAGCAGGAAAAGCGCACCTTCTCTGGTCATCGCAGAACCTGGAGAGGTTCCTTGAGCCGCATTCCATTGCGCAAGAAGTTGCCTTCCTGCTGGAGTTTCAATTTTCCCCAACTCAGCCGTCATCATATTTCTCATTTTATCTATGACGTCAACTTTTGCTGGATCAGTAAATGCATCACTAATCCAAGAGGGGAAACCAAATTGCCTCAAAGTGCCAGCTAAATATTTTAACCTTTCAGCTTGCGGCCCCATAGAAGGAGATGTGCCAGGGGATTGGATGGTGTTAATCATCAACTCAGCTTGCTGCTGGAGCGCCCTAGCTGCCCTTGCTTCATCTGCGGAAGAAGAATACAACTCACGGAACATTTTCCCCTGCTCAAGTTTTGCAGCGCCTTGAAGCTGCAACGCATTAGAAAGTTCCGCCCTAACGTCATTAGCTTCTTGTTCTATTGCAGCTTTTGCTTCTGGAGTTATTGCTGTTCTGGTCCTGGCAGTTAGAGTTTGTAATTTTTGATTGGCAGCAGCAACATCGTCATCAAATTGAGTTTTGATGGTGGGGGCTGCGGGGGGTTGAGGCTGCGCTTGTGGAGTTCCGCTAGTCCTGCGACCTGCCGCTGCACCACTTTCAAAAGAAGCCATTGCATCCGCAAGTTTACCAACAACTTGAGGATTCTTGAAATCAATCTGGTCTGTTGGCTTTATGCCAAGTTGAGAGGAAACGTTGGAAATGTAATTTGCAACGCTACGCTGATCCTCTTCATATTTTGGATGACCGGGCTTGTATTCAGAAGCCCACCGAGAGACAATCTGTTGAGGCGTCACAAGGCCATTGTTTGCATAATTCTGCAAAAGAGAAATTTGCGCATTTCGACCGTCTTCAGGTGTCTTAAAAACAGCAAAGCCATTTTCAGAGCCAGCGTATCCAGGCATATTTTTGGCAAATTGCCCGTCCTTGATCGCTCCTTGATTGTTTGTCCTGACAGTCAGAGGAGTGCCAGCCCCACTTGGGGAGGCAGCAGGCCCTTGGGGAGCAGTAGGTGCGCCACCAAGGATAGTGGCTGCACCCTTGTCTGCGCCGAACATAGAAAGGGCGTTTTGATAAATTGAGTTCATCTGCTGGGGAGTGTAAGTTCTCCCGTCAAGCAGGCTTGTGTAGCCAACAATGTTATTGTTTTCATCAGTTTGAGGCTTGTAATTACCCCTAATAAATTCCATGGTTTTATTTGTAGCTTCGGCCATCCTAATTTGCATGGCTTGCGGCATAAGGGCGGTTTCAGTCGCGATCTTTTCACGCTGAACCATTTGATTCTGCACGTTCCCGTAGGCGCCAGCGGCACCGGCGAGGCCCTGAGCAAAGGCCGACCCCAGGTAGCGGCTAGGCGACGCCGCCATGGTGCCGACGCCAGTCAGAAGGGGGACAAGCCAGTCCTGGTTACGAGAGAACCAACTTCCCTTGGACCCTTCATCCGGCTTTTCAGGAGCGGGCGAAGGCGTGGGAACGGCCCCAAGGCCGGCTTGCTGGACGTTCTGGCTTACGGGGGCAGAAGCCACAACGTTAGGTGTTTCAGACTGGGCAAGAGACGCTCCTGGTGGCAGGGCGCGCGCTTCAACCTGTTGTGCAGGCGCAACCCCGCCACCAGGGCGAGAGATTACAGCAGGTGCGCTTGCGGGCGCTGCGAGAGGCTGTTCGCTAGCCTGCTGAGGCGCATAAGGTTCTGTCCCGGATGCTAGGCCAGGGGCAGGCCCTTCCGTCTGTCTAGCCTGCGCAGCCGGCGCATAACGACCGCCAGGATTTGTCATCACATTATTTAGAAAATCTTGGTTGGCAATTCCAAGGGCGCGCTGGGTATCGGTGCCGGAACCCTGCGAAGAAGGCGAAGGGGTCGCCCCAAGGCCAGTTTGCGGGGGAATGATTGCACTAGCTGCGCTACGGACGGCGGGGGATTGGTCTGCTCCCGCCCTTTCATCAGGTTGCAAATCTCGAATTTGCTGCGGCGCATAAAGACCGCCAGGATTGGCCATCACATTATTTAGAAAACCTTGGTTGGCAATCCCAAGCGCGCGCTGAGTGTCAACGTGCAGCCCGTCTGCATTGGCCCCTTGCGCCGAAACCGGAGGCGCAGAACGCGCACCAGCATCACGGCCAGAGTTTACATTAAATCTATCAAGATTATGAAATACACTAGATGGGTCAGAAAGATTAGAGTTGTAGTTGCCGTAAAAATTATCAATTTGAGGATCATCAGTGTCTACTCCAGGCAGACCACCATAAGCAAAGTGACCACGATGTGCAGCACCTTCGGTAGCGCGCCCGTAGTCAACAGTCTTATATCCTCCAGCAAGACCAACAGCCTCAGGATGCTTGTGCTCAACGTCCTGCGCGATTAAACCAATCTGTGTTTCGGGATGACCCTTGTAGTTGTAGCGATAAACCGGCTGACCATCAAAGGTCTTGCCAATCTGATGGATGTTTTCCTTCAGACGCTTGTCAGAAAAAAGAGAAGCAAGACCTGCTGCGCCCTCAAAAAAAGTCTTGCCTGCACCAACAAGGCCGGCGACCTTCGTAAGGTCGTTTCCAAGACCACCAGACTGCCCAGAACCAGCCTGCTCAGGCTTAGGGGGATTGATAATGGGCTTTTGATTGGGAATGTTTAGGGAGAAAGTTTCCTTGTCAGGGTCGTTGTAAGGATTGACATCCTCATTGTTCACGCGACCATCTGTGGCGTAACCCCTGATTGCGCCGCCATGCGCTGCACCAAAAATATTCCTAACGGATGCCAGATACCCTTTGCCTGTGTCCCAATCGCCGCCAGCGCCAAGAATCCCCTTGCTGGCTGCGGTCTTATCCGTAGCGGCGGAACCCACAAGAGCGGACTGGGCTGCTCCGGCCAATCCCTTGGCGGCCTCTACCTGCTTGGCAAAATTAATAACTTCTTTGTCACGGGGGTGCTGATCCGGCGGAGGAGAAGCAACAGCCAAACGCCCAGACGGCATGCTGCTTTGCGTCGGGATGTTCAGACCCTGCCCCTGACCACCAAGGCCAGCGCCAATTTGCCCCTTGCGGGCATTAGCCAAAATATGGGCAAAATAGTCTGGCATGCCACCTTCGGCAAAACCTTCGCCAGCGCGCTCCGGCACAACGCCACCACCCATAGACGCGCCACCATAGGCGAAGTGCCCACGATGCGCAGCGTCCTCAGTGGCGCGGTCGTAGTCCACAGTCTTATAGCCGCCAGCAACGCCAACAGCCTCAGGGTGCTTGCGCTCAACGTCCTGCGCAATCAACCCAATCTGAGTGCCACGCTGCCCCTTGTAGTTGTAGCGGTAGATCGGCTGCCCATCGAAGGTCTCACCAACCTGATGAACATTCTCCTTGAGGCGCTTGTCAGAGAAGAACGAAGCAGGCTGCGTCGTTGTTGTCGTAGAGCCCGACTGGGAGCCAGTCCCCAGGGCAATGTTGGCAAGGAACTGCGCCACCTGGAATGGGTAGCCCTGCTGCTGGAGGAACTGATTATAGAGGGCAGTGTTCTGTGCCTGCTGCGTCTGCTGCTCCTGCGTTCCGGCAGCCAACTGCGCCGAGGCACCCTGCAAGGCGGCGCCCTGTGCGCCAGTGCCGAGGGCAGCAAGGTTCTGAGCCGTCTTCTCGCCCATGCCGTAGACGCCCTGGCCCAGGCCAGCAATCTGCTGCCCCGCCGCCAAGCCCTGCCCGAACTGCTGCTGCCCCAGGCCGGCTAGCTGACCGGCCGTGGCGGCGCCCTGACCAAACTGCTGCTGGCCAATGCCCATCATCTGACCGGCGCCAGCCTGCAAGGCGGCACGATTGGCCTGCTGCGCCCCAAGGCCAACGCCCTGCTGCTGCTGCGCCGTCCCAAGCGCCTGCCCGTAGCCGGTATTGTAGAGGTTCGCGAGGGTCTGCTGATTGGCGAGGTTCTGCTTATAGGCAAGGTTGGCCGCCGCGACGCCAGACCGATCACCACCAAATGCACCAGACTTAATAGCGTCGCTGGTAAGCTGCGACTGCTGCTCCTGGTTCTGCTGGTTCATCGCCTGCATGGTCGCGCCGACCACGTTGTTGAGGTATGGCGACATATACTGGTTGATTGCAGCCTGCCCCAGGTAGGTTGGGTTCACGGCCTGCGTGCCTGCTGCGGCTAGGCCAGTGGCGGCCTGATTGTAGGGCTGTGCGGCGGCTTGAGCGCCCTGTAGCGCCCCATACGACTCCTGGCCAAGCTGCGCACCCAGGCCATAGGCGCCGCCATACACGTCCATCGCGGCGCCGTAGTAGGGGGTCGCGGCCTGCTGGCCTTGCAGGAGGGATTCGGTAGCGCCCGTGAAGTAGGGTTGGGCCTGCCCGGCGGCCTGATTGACGTTGGCAATCGCAGCGTTCTGCGTGCTGGTCATCGGCGCCACAAACTGCCCCTGGTAGGGCTGGTAGGGCGTCTGCGCGACATCGGAGGCATACTTATTGACGGCGTTGTATCTCGCCATAACCTCCGGCGGGATTTGAACGCTGGAGGTCGAAGTCGAGGTCTTGCCGCCGCCGCTCATCTAGGATGATCCTTCAACAACTTCGTCGTCGCCCCGTAGAGGAAGAAAGCTCCCGTGGGCTCTCCGAACTTCCTCTTATAAAGCCTGACCTTGGCTTCTGTCCGATTGTTGCTCAATACACCGATAATCAACGGAATGCCAAGGCTATCAGATACCTCTTTCGCAAAGTCGCAAAGCTTCCCGGCCCGGCCACCCTTGGCGCTCCTGTATTCCGGGTGAACGAAGATCGCCTTCTCTTCAATGACATCCTGGTCAGAATACCACATCTTGCCGGTTCGCAGGAGAATGGCGGCTTCAAGCTTTTGCCCAGGCTCGCCAATAACGCCCATGATGCCATGGTCGTTGTTTAACGCTGGCCAGATATCACCAAGAAGTTTCGTCGGGTTGGGGTCAACGAATCCATTTTCATCAGTAGCCATCATGGCTAATTCCATAACCGCGTCAACGTCGGCAGGAGTTCCAATACGAATCTTGATGTCTTCAGACATAAATGCACTAATCCTTCTTTGGGCCAGGAAGATTCTTGAGGGTTTTTACGGTTTTTGCCCTCATTTGCTTGACAAACTCATCAAGGATTTTGTGGCCATCGTCAAGCGAGCCACCGCCAAGATGCTCAACAGACTTGGGGTCGATCACATACTCGCCACCGGCAGCGACAATCGGAACGGTGCCTGTAGAGCCGCCTGCGGCCTTGTGGGGCATAGGCGCGCCGTAGGGTAGGCCACGACCACCATAGGGCTTGCCGGCGCCCATGAAGGGCGTAGAGAAGATGTTCTGGGCCACCTTGAACCCCGCCATCGTGTTCCCCTCGCCCATGGCACTGATGATGTCGGCGGGGATGACGTAGGAGCCGGAGGCAACGTGCATCGGCAGGTGGTCCGTGCGACCGGCCACAGGGCTGTGGATAGGGCCGGCGTGAACCTTGGTTGTCGTGCCGCCTTCAAAGGCAGGAGGCGCGTCTGGCATCGGAGGTTCCGGCGGGGAGAAGGGGCCGCCACCGGCCTTAGTCTTCCTGGCCGTATTCAGCGCCGCCGCAATCGCCTGATCCTGCGGGTGGCCAGCGTGGACCATCTCCCGGATATTGGTGCTGATCGTCTTTTGGCTTTTGCCGTGGATCAAAGGCATCACTTACCTCAGATGGTCAAGTCGTAAACTTGGAGAGTCGCAATGCCAGAACCAGCGGGCGAGTTGTTTAACCCACGAGCCGCCACAGTCATAGTATCACTTGTGCCAAAGCCGTTTCCAGACAAAGAAGCCGTCAGGCCAAGCTGAAGGTCGAAATTATAGCCTGTTTGCGCGGCAACGCCTTGACTGGACTGGTTGCTTGCTGCCGTAAAGTCAGACTGCATAATGCTATCAACAGTTGGCGCAACAGCTACCGTAGCCGCCGTATCGACATCGACATGCCCATTGGCAATTGCACTAGCGGCCCACGTAGCCCCCGTCAGCGTTGCATTTTTGATAAGCACAATTTCATAGCTGCCAGATGCGGTAGGCAAGAAGTTGACGATAGAGGGGATGATAATAGCGCCATAATAAGAGGAGTTTATGCGAACGGAAACAATTGGCGTAAAGGTCAGGCCAGTATTGTTGGCAATCGTGATACCATTACCGCTAGGGCGAGCAATATATGGCTGAGATATCTGCTCGTATCCACCCTCAGAAATGACAGTTGCACAAATTTGCTGCAAGGTAGCAGCAGAAGTTGTTGTTCCCGTCGTAAAAATCTCATACCTTATAGGCAGAATGGCAGTCTGCATGTAGACTTTTGTCTGGTTGTTGGAGTTTGAAAAAATATGGGCGGTGTAAAACACGCCATTCTCAACAAACCCAACCTGCACGTTGCCGACGCCCAGCCACTCAAAAGACATGAACATGATTTGAGTCTTGGTCAAATCAAGATTTATGCCGCTAGGCCCGCTGCCGTTAAACTTATCAACGTTCCAATTGGCTTGAGTCACAAAGCGAGAGTTATCGACTGAACCGCTAGTGTAGGTGCGAACAACAAAAGAAATCTGCGAACCCGCCTGCTCCAGGTAGACGCCATTGTAGGCGCTGTAGTAGCCGGCGCGCTGCGTCAGATTGGTCTGTGCAGCGGCAAAGGAGAAGGTCTGAAGCGTCAGCAGGCTTTTGCCGGGCTGATAAGGGAAGACGCGGTAGGTCTGGCTTAAAACCTGAGACCCAGAGGTTGTCGTGACAGCCAAAGCAATGGCGCTCTGATTCGTGACATAGGTTGCCGTGCCGCCTGTCGCCGTGGCAAAGCTAAACGCCGCATCAGCCGCAAACCGGCTCTGGGAATCAAACACAGTGAACGGCTGAGAGACACGAAGCCGCCCAAAGGCATCAACCGTGTTGCCGAGAAACTGAGAAATCTGCCCGGTAACAGGAGCCGAAGCACTATACCCAAGTGCCGGGAACTGCGTGATGGTCAAGTAGAATTTCCCCCAGATATCGTCACAGTGATGCCAGAAGCCAAAGCATAACCCTGAATCGTCGCCCCGGCCCCAATAATCTGGGTGCTTTCCCACAAAACGGTAGTGTTGCCAGGAATGGGCGTGTTGTAAAATATCGCATTACCCGCGCCAGCTACGCCGCCAAGCGGGACAAAAAACAAATACACATTGATTGTAAGGGATGTGGTGTTGCAGATATTGATAGAGTTTACGTGCGACTTTGCGCCTGAAGATGCCGCGTATAGAGTAGCAACAGACGTTCCAAGCGTCGTCTGACAAAGCTGCGTAGTGGAGATGTTATTGTAGACACCAAGAAGATACGACGCAAGATTGTTGATGGCAATCACGCCATTCTTTTGCGTCGTAAGAATGTCTGAGAGAGATGCGCTCATTAGAATTTGCCATCCTGCTGGAGCCTGTATCTAATGTTGCCAAGCCTCCAGAAGCTATCAATGTCGCTGCTGGCAATGCCGATCGAGACAAGGCGCCCACGGAACCTAGTGTTAAAATAATCTGTTGCCTGAGTTACGGTGTATGGACCATATGCTTCTGGCGTGGCGCCTGGGTAGTCAGTGACATAGAATGTGATTTGCACGTTGGCGCTAGGGGTTTGATTGTAATAGCCCCACTTCATATCAGGCCAAACAAGATCAACGAAAGACTTTACGTCGCCATCCTGCATGGCAAAATAGCCAGTCTGGAAGCTGGACGACATAGGCTGCTCATCAGCATTCGGGGAAATCTCGTGCTGATAGATAATGTTGGTCGAACTAGAACCAATGGGAGGGCCAAAAACAGACTGATTAATCCAAGCAGTCCTGTCTAGGGTGCCAAAATCCCAGCCCCGCGTGTTGATATTATACTTTACATAGTTGGTGTTTTCGCCACCATTGACGGTTGGATAATACCAAGTAACTTCACCAAACTGCGAGTTCGTGGCAATCCTAATTTTCTTGATAGTGTCGCTGTTCAGGTTGGTGATTGTCTGAAAGACAACGTCCCAAATGGGGCAGTAGATAGGCATAACGCCTTCGCCAGACAGCATGAAAAACTGAGTCTGGCTCATCCAATAGACAATGCCGTTCATTGAGGCTGCGGCCTTCGGGGCAATCAGGCCGCATCCCGTCCCAATCTCATTAAAGCTGTAGATGAACGGCTGGCCGACATACTGCATCGCCCACACGGCAAGGTCAGTCCAAAGCAGGCCCTGCTGGGGGCCTTGGATGCCGCCGACAATCAGGGAGCCGCGAGGGATGCGGTAGGAGCCAGCCTGATTGGTGGACTGAGCGATCCACACAGACAGGTTGCCTACGTCACACCAGCGCACCAGCATCGGGTCTTGGATGCCGTTGAAGGTGGAACCCCACGCGATGATCTGCTGCTCCGGCATGGCCACGAAGGCGCCAGAGTTGGCCGCAGGGCCTTGAGGAATGACCGTGGCGATAGGCGACGACACGGTGGGGCTCCAGATATAGATCGGGCCACCGTAGGGGCAGGAGACGAGGATGCTGCCCCAATTGTCGAGCGTCCAGTCCGTCGCAGTGATGGGTGTGCCAACGGCGGCAACTGGAGGGACACCCGTCCCCCAGCCACCATCACCCCAGCCGCCAGCGCCCCAGCCAACGCCAGCCGCCGGAGTCCCAATGCCAACATAATACAGATACGACGCATTGCCACCATTGAGGTAGCCTGTCGTCGTAGACGTGGCAGAGGCGGATGTTTGAATAGTAAATATGCTGCTCGATGTTACGCCAGTTACCGTGTAATTACCAGAAAAAGTGATGCCACCAACGGTCGTGGACATAAGAACAGGAAATGTGGAGCCAATCGAATAGCCGTGATTAGGCAGCGTCACAGATACGGTTGACGATCCGCTAACCACAGAAAATTGAGGAAGCACAGCAGTCGAAGATGTTGTCGTGGCAAGCTTTGGATTGCCAAGAGCATCGGTAGCAATGATGGTGTAATTATTTGCATCAAATGCGTAGCACTGATAAAGGCCAAAAAGAACAAGATTGCTGACGCTTATCTGCGTTTTGATAAAAACAGTGTTATAGCTAGTCACATTTGAAGATGGATCGTTGATGTTTACAACGCTGCTGCCAGCCGTAGTAGACGCCGGATAGGTTGCAATAGCCGGGCTAGTGGAGAATGTCCTAGGTGTGATATTGGTAAGAGCGTTATTGAGAATTGTATTTAAGGATGATACGCATCCAACGCCAAGATATTTGTTGCTGTTTACATCAGCCCAAGCCAAAAGCGCGCGGACAACACTGTCCATGGCCGTGGGGTAGAACTTCCCCCAGCCGCCCAGCTTCTGCGGCAGCGCGACGCCTTTGTCATCAATCATGAAGCGGATAAGCTGAGACTGCGAGATGCCAGCCTCGTTCAGCGCCGGGGTGCGGTTCTGATTGACGGTCGGGAGAAGCTTCAGGGATGCGTGCGGCATACCTTACCTCCCTGGCGTGGCCACGACGGCGGGGCTCATGGAAGACCAGCCGCCAGCTTCGAACTTCTTGCGGAACTCCTCCACCGTGGCGCCCTTGACGAGAGCCTGATACTGGCTTTCGTAAGACACGGCCATGGCAGGGTCGTCGCTTTGGCGACCAAAGTTCCGCTGATATGCGGAGATATAGATCATGCTGGCCATGATAAACAAACTTGGCAGATTTTGACTAATAAATGTCGTGGGAACAGTAGCCGAAAGTGAGGGCGGGCGATACGTCCCAATAATTTCCAAGGTATACGGGCCATCAGGGAATGGCGCGATCAAAAAAGTATTGAGTGTCTGGGTTGTCGGTGTTGTGCCGGTGCTGCTTTGGCTTTGAGGCGCAAAGTAGCTGGGTGTGGCCGTGTAGGTGGCACTTGGATAGTTGATGTTGATGAACTCTTTTGTCGTCGGCAGCATAGGAACCCGCGTCCCGGAATCAGGCGACACGGTCCCATAGGGAGTGATGGCGTTGATCTCCTGGACAGTCACAAACTGAGGGAACGTCACCGACCGAGTGCCAGTCGGAATCGTCTGCGTGGCCGTTGTCACCGTCGCCAGGAGGTCTAAGTCCCTGTAAATCCTCAGTTCGGCGTAATCAATCATTGCCGGCAGGATGGTTAGGAAGTTAGGATCAGTCGGGGAGACGACAGCCATCTCGGCGATCTGGGTCTGGTAGCTTGAATAGGTTAGGCCGGTCGTCATCTTTTAGGCCCCAATCACGCCAACACTGCCGATATAGCGGCGCTCTAAACAAAAGTAAACCTTAGAGTTGCCCTCTTAGTTTCCCGCGCAAGATTAGCGTATAATTTTACTCTACAACCTCAAGAGTCCTATCATTGCTTACCGCAACGGTAGCGCGAACTGACCTATTTTGAATGATACAGCCATTGCTGGCCGTGCGATTCATAGACGTGTTGTCGCCATGGATTAGGAAACCATCACGCCCAAAAGTATCAGTCCCCTTCATGGGCGTAAGACGCATTGTCATAGGGCCTGCCTTGGGATGCGTGAACGCAACACCAATGCTATAAAGCCCACGAGGAATAGGTCCAACATCACGAATAGCTTGAGCCTCAGGGTTATTCACCCCATTGCCACAACCAGCATACCCAGAGCCCACGACCTTGTCGTTATAAGACAGATTGCCTGTCTTTTGCGAATATTTCCACGTCACTTGGACACCCCCTTGACCTTCTCGATGGTGCGAGACGCGCTATACCCAAGGAAACAGAATCCAAACATCTGCCACATGGTCTCAGGAATGGCCGCAAGCCACTTTTGAAGACCAATGGCAATCAGGTCGGCATGCTTGGGGGTGATGCCATACAAAATTCCCATGGGGATGCTGCCCAACATGAGAATATACATGACATACATGAAGCTAGGACGTGCGCGAGAGGTCCACTTATCAGAAGAATTGGCCTCCGCAAGCATGACGCTCATCTGCTGCTGAAGATTTGCCAGCGCAGCGTCAGCGTTTGCCTTGATAATCATAGCCTGTGCTGCGGCCGTCTCCGTTGGATTCGGCCAAATCTTGTTGATGGCGTCATCAATTAGCTTTGAGGCATTAGAGATAGCGTCATCAATGCCGAATGCCATTACTTATCCGCCTTTCTTTGCTCCAGAGCGTCAAGCTTATCAAAAATCTTAGAACACAACTCCTTGATTTCTTTAAAGGAGTCAGAATACTCTTCCTTCGGCACATACTTTGATGGAAGATCAATCTCAATCTGATGGATATCTTTTTGAAGCTGCTTCACGGCACCCCACAACTCCCTAGCAAACCAGCCGAGAGCGGACAATATGGCTCCGCCCGCAAGATTGATGATGGATTGAGTGTCCACGGCGCTCTCTTCAAAACATCAAAGGCAAGTTGCAGGGGTGCGCTTACGCGCGCTCAAGCGGGGCAGGGTTGGCATCCCGTTCCGCAAGGTAGTCTGCCTCGCGCATGACGCGCGTGCCTTCCGGCGGCGTCCATTCAGACACGCCATCCCACAGCATAATGTTCAACACGCTGCCAACAGGGATTACCACCTCGCGTGGGCCATTCTCCGGGTCAAACTCCATGCGCGTCGTCTCTTCCGTCGACAGCAGCACCCAGCGATCTACTTCGGCCATTTTAATGCTCCATTCAGTTAAGTGGTTATGTCTCGATACGGTAAAGCGTGTTAGACAAAGCAACGTAAGTTTTGTTTGCGCCACTTACAATAGTGTCAGGTATGTTTGTCCCAAGTGCGTTAATTTGCCCGCCAGACATGGGATAAACATTGAGAGTGTTTGCGCCGGCATTCCACACAGTTACGCGCAAGCCTGTGACACTATTGGCGCCAGCAGTTGGCAAACGAACGCCTGTCCCCACATTTACCGTGGTTACTTCGTTAAAGTTTTTGGTCAACGCTAACGCGGTGCCGCTGGTAGAACCAATCGCCGTCAACCCGGTATTAGGTGAAATGCGGACCTGATCGCTGAAACTAGCGCCAATCAAAATACCCCATTGTGAGGCATCATTATTGGCCTGCATGGACCAAACTTGCCTGGAGGTTCCGTTGGCGTTGGTGCTGTGAAACTCGTGAAAATTGCCATCCATATACATACGAAGGAGATCGCCGTCAGTATCTTCCCACGCAATACAAGATTGCTCGTCGTTTGTGCCATTATTGTGGTTTGTGATGACAAAGCCCTGCCGCATCCGACCCGTGATACCAAGCTTCTCAAACCAGTTCCCATACTGGTTTGGCAAAGCGGTGCCCTGATAGAACGGTGCTCCAGTGTAAGTGGTTCCTGTGATGACGTTGCCTGTCACCGTGGCGCTATTTACCTCGCACCTAATCACGCCAAAGTTTGCAGAATTGGTTCCAGGGTCCGTAATAACGTTGCCAATAATAGAAACAGCCTTAGGAGTGTAGCTGTTGGCGGGAGTAACAATGATAACGCTAGTGTTGGGATCAGGGTAATCGTTGAACGTGTTGTTTGCAATAATCAAGCGATCAACGTAGCCGCGATGAACCAAATAGGAGCGGTGAAACTGGTTCCCAGAAATCACCACATCGGTAATGCCATTGTCGCGGTTGCTAAGAGGCTCAATCTGGCACGGCTCGGAGGCCGCCCCAGTGCAGCGAAATACGTTACCCTGCACGACAAGCCGCTTGCCAATCACATACAAGGGCGAGGATGCAACAGGCGAAACCTCAGGATTAAAATTCATCATCTGCGCCGTCTGGGACGTTTCGGCGTAGTTGTTCACTACGTAGGTTGTGCCCGGCCCCTCCCAAAAGTCCCACGCGCAGTTGCGAAATTCATAGCCGCTATTGCCGACTACCCACGTTTCCTCACAGCCTCGGCAAGCAATAGAGTTTCCGCCGTAAAAGAAATAGTTATCTTCAATTAAAAGTCGGGTAACATACCTAAAATTAAGAGGATGCATGGCATTACTTGCTGTATTCCATGAATAATCAAAAGTAATACCAGAAACAGAAATATCATTGTCGCCAGCAGCTAGTGATGCAGCATTCCAGTTTACATTGTAGAAAAACGAATAAGCCTCACTCATTCCAGACCCAGGGAAACCGGCTATGGCTTTGATCCTGGTTGCTTGGCGTCCTGCACCACGAACTTGCGTGCCGGAAAAAAGCCCAGTCCCATACGAAACCATATAGGTTCCAGCAGGGACCAATAACACACCACCATTGGGAAGCGACGCCGCCGCAGCGACAAAAGCCGCTGTATCGTCTGTCACACCATCGCCAGTTGCACCAAACGCGCGGACGTTAGCACCAACGCCGACGCCAAGTGCTGCCGCCGCTAGCGTCATCTTGCCTGTTGTCCCGGTATTGGGACCGATGCTTCCTTGCACGACCGGAAATATATCTGTTGAATTAACCGACGAAGCGGCAGGAAGCTGCGAGATATAAAAACCAGGATAGTATGAATAAGAATATTGAGCAATCCCGGCGACGGTCGTCTGCACCGACGTGCCAGACTGGACAGCCTCCAGGGCCTCAGTGCCGTTGAGGGCTATCGCTACGGGCAGGTTGGGGATTTGGACATTGCTCACGACAGAGACCCCGTTTCAGGCACCGACGTATTATCATACGGAAGGCCAGGATTGCTATTCCCAGGTGCATTGGGGTCGGTGCCGGGCTGGGTATTTGTGCCCCCAGGCGCCTCGCCAGTCTGCTGCGTCACCCGGTTGCCATTGGACTGAGTGATGCGGTTGTTGCCCCCGATGACGGGCAAACCAGTCGTAGGATCGACGCTATTCTGCCCAGAGGTCGTGCGATTGTTGGTCTCTGCATTGACAAAATACTCAATGCGAGGATTCTGAATAGGCACAGGATCGGCAGGAATAACAATAGCACGCAACTGCTGCTGAGGCTCATCGTAGCATGAGTTGCATACGAGCATTCGCCTGTTTACAAGCGACGCACCGGACCAATCAAACTGCCATTTGAGATTTACGTGGTTATACCTAAACCCACACCTATCGCAAATCGCATGCGCCTGCGGTGAGCGTGCGCTAGTCCTAGCCCTACCTGATCGAGACGCATACGCCATAACGTCTCCTTACGGCCTGTAATAGCCTGCAAGCTGGGGGGAAATGTATTGCTGTGCAGTTTCTACGTTTTGTTCCGCCGCAATACGGTAGGACTCATCCGCCTGCGCCTTAAGCCCAGGCGCCATAGGAGGATTCCAAATCTTAGCCAAACGATAAGCCAAACCATCTCCAAAGGCTTCAAGCCAAAGGTAGGGGATATCGAGCGTCTGACCGTTTGTAAAGTTAGCATCCTCAATGCGGCGCACTCGATAGTATTTCAGATATTGCGCGCTGCTGCCATCAGGAACAGGCCAAAGAGTGACACTAGGGGAAATCAGCCTGTCAAGCCAATATACCGTAGTAAACCCCTGTTGCTCCTTATTAGGATACGTGGAGTATTCCGAGCGGCTAATAGGAAGAATGATGCGGTCGGTAGATGTTGAACCACTGACGGTTGTCACATAAGCATCAAGAATAATAACCGTGCTTTGGTCAACCGAATAAGTAGACTGCCCCTGCACAAGCGGAACCGTCACAAGGTCAACCTTCCACAGGTTGACGCCCTGGTTAGCCCAGCGTGCCAGCATGAGATTGGTTGCCATCTTCGCAGAATGCATATGCTCCTGCAGGAGCGCAGTGTTGCGAACGCCAGCAACATTGAACGCATACAGGACCAATTCGCCAAGCGATGGATTGAATGCGTATGTGCCGGAAGAAGTCATTTCAATACTCTACCACAATTACAATTCCAGGCGCACCTGCGCCGCCAGCGCCACCGACGAAACCACTAGTGCTGTTTCCGGCGCCACCGCCGCCACCACCGGCTCCGTAGTTGCCGCCAGCGCCGCCTGCACCGCCGTTGCCAGTAGAACCTGCACCACCACCACCACCACCCGATGCTGGTGCGTTTGCAAAAATATTTATAGGGGATTGTCCAGAACCTGCGCTACCATTAGCATTAATGGCGCCGCCCGAAGCGTTATTAAATGGACCATTTATCAACGTGCCACCGCCACCTGCGCCTGCCTGAGCAGTGCCTGCATTAAACCCACCTCCACTACCGCCGCCAGTAGGAGAATTTTGATTGTTTCCGCCACTAAAAGCAGTCCCGGTTGAACTACCACCCCCACCAGCACTGCCTGAATACAATGCGCCAGCGCCGCCTGCAGAGCCAAATCCACCTCCCGCTCCAAAAGCAGAGCCCAATCCACCAGCGGCATTTGTGCCAAAACCTCCCTGTAGGCTGTTTTGTGAAGCCGAACCACCACCACCCGAAGCCACCCCTAATGCTCCGGGAGCGCCGCCGCCTCCACCACCCCCATATACTTTGGAAGCAAACGAACTGACGCCGCCAATACCACCTTGACCGGCAATACTCCCCCCGGTTGGAATTACCCCAGACTGTCCAGCAGCACCGCCAGCCCCAACAATAATAGTTTCTGTCGCAGAAAGACTTGCAGCATTAAACTGATATGAAAAGTAACCGGCACCACCACCGCCGCCGCCGCCTGACCCGCTGCCTGCGGCATACGTGCCCCCAAATCCCCCACCACCGCCGCCACCCACAACAAGAACCTGAACCGTCTTTGTGTTCGGGTTCTTTGTCCAGGTGCTAGAGCCGGTGGTCGAAAACGTCGTGGTAATAGGCGCAATCGCGCCGGAGGTTGCTACTGCACGAACAGCCATTACACGCCATCCCCTGCCATGACATAGACAATAGCAGTTCCGGTCTGAGTGATGCCGGTGAAATACGAATTAAAAGGAACGGTAAAAACCTCAATAACCCCAGGCAGCAGAACAATAGCAGGACTGCCAGTGGTGGTAATCGTGGTAGAGGAAACCGTTTGAGACTGACTTACGGTATACGTTCCCGTGCTACCTGCTGTGCCAGTAAGCTGGGAAACAATCTGCGTATTAGCCACAACGCCAGTGCCGCTGATAAGCTGGTTGGGGAAGAGCGCTCCCGAGCCAACAGCAGAAACCGTCATTGTAGTTCCAGAAATGCTGGCTGTGATACTGGTAGCAACAGGAACAACCGCGTTGGTCTTTGCCACAGCAGCGTTAATGCTAAACCCCATAAAAACAGGGGTTGTGCCAGCATTTAGAACTCGAATGTTCCTGACGCCCGCAGAGATGGTGAGCAAATTCGGAACCTGAATAGCATCAGGAGCCGACGTGGCAGCAGTAAATGGAACTGTCAGACCAATTGGGAAAAAGGGCGTTAGTTCCATTGCATTACCTCAAACTAAACTTACAAAAAATTCTGCCGTGGTTGGTATTGGCAGAACAAAGCGTGGCAGAGGCAAGCAGGTATCACTTGCCCTTCTTGGTGTGACCAGCGCGAGCCGCAGTAATGTTGTCTACCATATTAGGGTAAGGGCGGCCAGAGGCGCGAGCATGTGCCTTGGCATCCTTTACCCCTTCGCGGCTCAAGTGCTTATGCACCGCATCTTTAGGGGCTGCCGTTTCCCAAAATTCCTTGTGCTTCTTCATCACGGGCAATCCCACTTACGGAGAGACTTGTTGATCCGGCTATTGGGGTCGTGAGCCGCCTTGGCGCCCGTAAGCTTATTACGCATCCCTTCCATCCGCGCACAGAATGAGCGGCGGCGGGCGGCAGAAAGCTCGCTATGCTGCGCCTCGTCACGCGAAACAGGGCGTTTGATGTCGCGCCCCTCCGCCTTCAAAGAAGCCCTACCCTTCTCATTGAGGCCGCCAGAGGGGTTCTTGCCCTCCTTACGAGTCCAAGCACCAGCCATTACAGCCTCCAGAGAAAGACGGGGGCTTTCGCCCCCGCTGTTCTTAGTCGATGTCCATGTCCTTGTGCCCGTGCGGCAGAGTGCCCTTGTGGGCGCTGCTCAGCGGGGAGGCATCAGAACCAGACTTGGCGCGACCGCCAGCCTTGCGGGGCTTGCGACCGGCATGATGCTGCGCGGCAGCGCCATGGACGGCGCCAACGTGCTTCACATGGCCCATGTGGTGGTGCATGACGTGACCGCCATGCTTCCGCTTGGTGCGACCGCCATGTTTCTTGGCCTTAGCCTCACCCGAAACGTTGCTCTCGTTCGTGTAGTCCATGATGGGGTGATCGAGGTCTTGCTTAAACTCAGCAACACCCTTCATATTCTCGCCGGCAGGGCCGCCTTCAGCAAAGTGACCCTTGTGCGCGGCGTGCTTGCCGTGATGATGCGCCTTATGACCCTTCATGGCCGATCTCCTCAGAACGCGCTGAATTGGGTAGCGCCGAAAAGACCGGCGATGGACCCAACATTGTAAAGTTGCGGGGACTGGCGGATGATCAAACGGTTTGCGCCAGTGGAAGACGCGGACTGCAAGGTATAAGTGCCTCGCACATCGCCAGTAGTGCTGGACGGCGTGGTCTGCACCGAAGCCGTGTAGCCCGTGGCCGCCGTAACCAACGTTGTTGCCGTCAGTGAGGCCGCATAGTTCACCAGAATGTCACCAAAGAAATCAGACCGAATCGGCAAGCCGATAATGTCTGTGGTGCCAATCGAGTAGGCGCGCGTTGTATCAGCCGTGCCGCCGCTAAGAACGACGGAACGAATATACTTGAACGCCTTCTTGCCGTTCACAGTGGACCCGGCAGTGATAGTAATGGCTTCCGTCATCGGGAAGCCATACACATCGTAGCCGTTCACCGTGGCGGTGGTGTAGGTCGCGGTGGCAGCAGCAGTGACGCTGACAGCGCGGCCCAGGATGGCCATGGGGTTCCAGGCAGTCAGGCCGCCATTGCTGCCAAAGTCGATGCCCGAGGCCAGCGTAGCGCCCGAAAGAGACGCCGTGATGGTGCCAGAGCCAATCGTCTGCGACGTGCTGACGATATAGGTGCCGACATAGCCAACGCCCGTGCCGTAGCCCACCACAGTCACACCAGAGGCCAAGGTGCCCGTGCCACCGGCAGTCAATAGCGTCATGCCAATGCAGATCGGCCCGGCGCTGTTGGCTGTCACGGTCATCACCGTGCCAGCAATGCTGGCGGTGAAAGACGCATAGGTGTCGATACCCACAAGTCCGGCCCCGTTCACGCCCGTGTCAACCACGTTTGTGTCAGCGCGGACAATCGAGGGAATGATCGAGACGCCAGTCGTGGCCGAAGGCGCAGACACCAGCGTCAGCGTAGCCGACGTGGGGTTTGCGGAAGCCACAATGGCAGCGGAGGAGGCAGTGTAGGGCACCACGTTGAGCGTAGTGATGTTGTCCATGCCGATGAAACCCGCAGTCAGGGCTGTAGAGCCCTGACCAGGAGTATAGGAATAGACCGCGCGCGGATCGAGAATGCCGGCGCCAGCGTAGAACAACGAAGGGCCAAGGTCCGGGTTGTAATCAGGCGTAGGGCCGACACCAGCCGGCTGCTGCCCAAAAACAACCAAAGGACCAGAAAGGGCGGTAATAGCCATAAGCCGGCCTCCTTACGAAGTGGGGAACGACCCGAAGATCGAACGCCAATTGTAGTAACCGAACGAGTAACGCTCGTAACCCTTCACAAGCAGATTGTCAGTGACAAAATCCACCTGCATGTCGGTCTCAAACTTGACTCGCTCCATATACGACAAACCATCAATGTTCGTCAGGAGGAACCAAGCAAAAGCCGACGTGAGGAAGTCGTTGGTCATGTAGCCTTCGGGAAGGCCACCGGCCGTCGACACAATCGCGTTGACGTCGTTGTCAGCCGTGCCGGGGCGCAGTTCCGTCTTCGTCAGACGAATAGCAACCGGCTCAAGCTGCGGCGGGACAATGAGCTTGCGAGCGCGCGCAAACACCTTCAGGCCAGCCTGATCGCGGAAGTTGGTTCGCACCGAGATCATGCCGTTCAGCAGGGTGGCCTCGTTGAGGTCAACCTGGATGGTCGGGGTGTTGGCAACGGTGCCACCGTCAATCGGGTGCGCAGTGGAGCACAGGGCCACGCCGTCACCGCCAACCGACGCATTGTAGGTCGTCGCGGTATTCAGCAGGTTGGCGCCGTAGATTTCCTTAGTCTGCTGGAAGGACTCGATCAGACCAAGGTTCGACGGGTGAAACTGCGTCTTGTAGAGGTTGTCATCAATCGCCTTGCGAGTGATGGCATACCCAAGAGCAATTTCAGTGTGTTCCTGGTTGTAGACAAAACGCTCACCAGCATTATTGTCAAACGCAGTCTGACCACCTTCGGTCTTAAGCTGCGCCAGACCCAGGTAGCGCATCTCAGCGGTGCGCTCCAGAGCCATCTTCGACTCGTGCTTGGTGAAAATCTTATCATACTGAGACGGGATCATCTCATACTTGCCCTCGACGCCACGAAGGCCGGGGAGCAAGAGGTCCTTGATAGCCGAAAGATTAACAGCCATTGTTCAGCCCTCCGATCACGAAATGCCAGTCGGGCCAGCGCCATTAGAGCGCCAAACCTCGTTGTTAAAGCCGACGATCACCTGCGGGAAGTTCGTGCTGGGATCGGTGCCGTTCGCGCCGGGCGGGGAGAAGTCGTAATCAACGATGACAAACGGCGAAGTTACCGCCGTCGCAACAGCGTCGAGATACGCGCC